TTATCTTCAATTTTCTTTCCAGTATTATAATCTACACTTACAGCTCCAGCATCTAATTTTTTATTTGCCTTATCAAGACCTTCTTTTCCTTTGTCATAGGCTTGTTTAACAGCTTTAGATGTAGCAACTGAAGTTTCACTATCGCTAGAAACAGATGAACTTCTAGGTATAGGTGCATTAGCTGAAACAAATCCTGTACTTCCATATATGGCTTGAACTATATCTCCTGCTCTTAGACCTACTTTATTATTATATGGTTGCTCAGTTAGACTTCCTATTTTAATTTTATATGATGAACCAGAGTTTACACTTACTGGAGATATAAATTGTATAGCTAATCCATTGTAATATTTTAAGAGTGCATCTTGTCTAGTTTCAGAAGTTAAGCTAATAATAGTTCCACTTACAGTGGCTTTCATATTTTCTACTTTTCCAGATTGATTATTTTCACTATCTATTATAGCTTGAGAAACTACTGTTATATCAGCCCTATCTCCAAGTTCTGGAACATTTACTCCATAATATTTACTTTTTCTCATTATTCCTCCTTACCAAATATAAATATCTTCATTAACATCTTCCCATAAATGATTTTTAGCAACATCTTGTAAATCTTGCCAAGTACCAACCATAAATAATGGCACGAATAATCTAACACCAGCGGGAACTAAATCTTTAACAAGTTCAAATACAAATTCAAATGTATCTGTTTTAGTATCTCCTACAAGGTATATATTCCCGGGAAGACCAAGATGATTTTCTTTTACTTCTATACTACCAGTTGTAACAAACTGATTTATAACACCCTGTATAGCTGGAACAGTATTTCCTGTTTTTCTTAATATTATAGTCTTAATTATTCTTTTTCTAAAATCTTCGTCATTTTCTCCTGCATTTCTATAAATAAAAAACATATCAGCATACAGGTCTAACTCTACGCCAGATATATCGTTTATAGAAATTAGATTACTATATTCCACATTATGAATTCTATCTGCCTCAAGATAATCTGCAAAGATATTTAATAGTTTCTTTATATTAGTACCATTTCCATCTTCTCTTATCTTATGAGGCAACATAGATATTAATTTTTCTCTAAAGTCCATTATGCACCACCAGCTAATGTTACAGATATTTTCTCATCATCAGTATTAAATGTTTTACCAACATCAACAGTTATCTCATTATCAGTAGTTGGCTTTGGTGTAAAACCAAATTTTATATTCGAAAGTGACGCTATACCAGTTACATTATTATATAAATATCCAACCAACTCAGAATGGTTTATTACTGTTGATGATGCTGTATAATCTATTATAGCTTTCTTAATATCCTTTTCAAGCTCTGTTGTGGCAGTTCCTATGTTCGGTTTTACAGTTAATTTATAATATACTGTCTGTCTATTAAATCTGGAAAAAGAAACTCTATATGTATTATTATTAAAAGGAATATCTACTTGTACATCTCCGTGTGTTTGTATTCCAGCTGGCTTAACATAGAATATAGTTTCTGCTACATCTTGGTTTGAGCCTCCATCGCAGAATATCTCAAACGAATGTGGTGGTAAACCATTTTCTTCAACATCAGAGTTATTTTCTCTTCCAGATACCCTAACTACGTCTTCCATTTTTGCAACTTCAGATATAATACCATTTAAAGATGAGTTAGAATATGAACTAATTGTAAGATAATATCTTCTTCTTAACTCTTGGTCTGACTCGGTATCTGTTCCTCCAGCAGTTCCTTGTTCACATATCATTTTATCTAATCCTCTTATAGCTACAACAGGAGTAAATACAGAACCGCTAGTTACATTTTGACTAATACCTGTTTCTACTGATGCTATCTCTATTTCAACAGGAGCAGACGAATTTATTGGCACATATCCTGTATTTAATGTAGTGAATTGTACATCATTTGTTTCTATAAGTGTATTAGGTGGGATTGATATTGATGAAACATCATCTGTTTTAGTAACTTTTATTTTACCATAGCTTTTTGTTCCATATCTTCTTGTTATACCACCTATTGATACAGCCTTATCTAAATGTTCTTCAACAGCAGTGGCTACATAAACATTGTTATAACCCTCTCCCCTTATAGTATCATTTTCTTCTAATACACTTGCAAGTATTCTTGCTAATACTACAGTTAAGTTATTAGAGGCATTAGACATATTTGGAAACTCTGTATTTAGGTCTTGTAGTATCTTATCAAGATATTCTCCAGATGTAGTTAAACTATATCCAGCTCTCTCTAATCCCATTATCCCACCTCACTTTGTATTCTTATTTCTTCATTTTCTGTTGTTTTAACAACTATATCTACTAATATACTTCTATCTTTAACTGGAGAAAGAGAAATAGAAACTATTTCCTTAACACCAGATATACTATTTATTTTTCTTTCTAAAGCCATTACTATAATAGGCTCTGGGTCTTTAACTTGTAATAATCCAGTAGAATATTTATCAACCCAGTTCATACCGAGTGTGTCGTCTAAAGACCAGTTGCTATTTGAAGAAAGTTCCATTTTTAATCTATCGGCAACAGCGCTACTTTTTTCTGATATAGATACAAATCCATTTTCTGTAAAAGCTATATCAAAATTATCTGATAATGTTGCAGTATTATATATATCCATAAACACCTCCTACTTAGCAACACTTGTAGACTCTGTACCAGCAACATGTTCTGGTTTTTGATATGTATGCGTGTGATTATCAAGAGAAATACCTTTACCAGTACTGTCTATTGTTCCAGCTTTTAAAGCACCAGTAACTTCTACATTTCCAGTATTTGTTGTAGTTGACACATTCTGTGTTATACTATTTCCATTAGTTGTTGTAGTGCCAACATTCATATTCATAGTATCAGCATTAATTTCAACTTCACTAGCATCAATCTGGAATTTAGAAGATGTCTTTACTTGTACTCCTCCAGATTTCTTTAATATTATAATATCATTATTATCTCTATTTTGTATAATAAAATCATCTGGGTTTTCAGATGTCATCTTATTTTCTGTATCTACAAATATACCACCGAGTATAACAGCATCAGTTAACCTAAATCTACTTACACCATCAAGATTAGTTGCAGATGTTTCACCATTCAATAAAAGGTCATCTAAAGCCTCTTGACTACATCCTACATATACAATGTCGCCTTTCTTATAAGGAATACGTAGATAGAAGTTTTGCGCCTTTATACAGCACGTAGGACATTCAAATAGCATAGCTCTATCTATATAGTTCCCATAATTATCCAACATTTTTAACTTAGGTATAACTGTTATTCTTCCGGTCTCTACATTATATTCCTCTACAATAGCTAGAAATAAAGTGTTTATAGTTTGCTTTATATTGTCTAACATACTTTTAACTATTTTAAAAGATATATTTCTATCCATTTCTCTTTTCACACTCCATTTCTGTTATCATCTGGGAACTAGAAAAGTTAGTAACATACTCTCTTACAATATATTCTTCATACGAATTTGTATCATTCTCAGAGTAATCACCATTTTTATCTACTGGCATCTTTAATATACTACCAACTTTTATTCCCGGCATTATTCTATGTTTTATACTATATGTTTCTCCGTCTTCTAATTTATTAGTATCCAAAACTGGATAAGCAATAAGTCCATTACTAAACAATAGTATGTAACTAACATTTATAGATTTTGTTTTTGAATAAACAACTATTTTATCCATATCTACATAGTACGACATCTTATTTCCAATAACTGTCTTTAGGCAATCTTCCATATTTCCCTCAAATGTAGTTGGTGCTATCTGAATACTTTTTAAATCTTGTGCATCTGGGCACTCAAATGTGTATCCATAAGCATCACATATAATAGATAGAGCCTCAAATATATTAGATTGTCTTTGTATGCATATACTATGTTTTTGTGTTTTAAACTTTTTCATATTTTTATCTAATAATAATTCCATCCATTGAGCTCCAAAATCAAAGTGGTATCTTACACGAGATACAACACCTCTATAAACAAGCTCTTCTTCCCTATCATATCCAAAGTATATTTCTACTATTTGGTTCTTGCCATATTTTGCAAATCTTTTATCTTCAAATAGTGAATATGTTTGCTTTGATATACCGGGTATTTTTAAATAACAAGCACTAGGCGACTCAGACTCAATGTCTGATACCCTAAATTCAAAATGACATTCTGGATATGTAAAAGTAAATCTAACAACATCTTCAACGCCATCTTTATCAAAATCTGTTATACCATATATCACAACGCTAGCAGTTGCCTGTTTCACTATTACTCCTCCTTATTGTCATAAAATAAAAATAATTTATCTCCCAGATATTTATAATCAAAATTTTTATTGAAAGTGTCTTCTGTTGTATATGAGAAGTAAAAATCTCCCTTTAGTCTTTTCGTTTCCTCAACTCTTGAACTCTTATATATGTATTCAAATGCAGTACATAGTTTACCAGTAACAATTTCTACCCCATCTTCTTTTATAGTTATAAAGCATCTATCCGATACAACAGATTTAGTAATATGTATTTCTACGCTAATACCTTCAATAGACATAACTGTATATAAATCTCTTTCTGAATTTACTAAATAATTAGTAAGTACTCTATATACCATTTAATCACCTCTAATTAGGCGTACTGCCAACATAATCTTCTGGAGTAAGACCTCTTTTCCAAAATGGAGTTTCAACAGCCAATGTACCATTATTACCAGATACCTTATTAATCTTACTCTTTACAGATGCTTTATTTGTCTTTAATGTATACATTAATTGAGAACGATATGAAAACAGTCTTACCTCTTCAAGAGATATATTTACAGCAACAGTATTATCGTAACCGCTATCAAGAAGTGTTATACTAGATATAGCAAACTTAGTAGTTCCAGATGACCAATAGTCTGCTTGTATTAATACCCCCGGCATATTTTTACTACACATAACCCAAACTGGAACAAGATTAGCCCACATTTCATTTATCTGCTCTAATTTAACAACATCTATATGGGCTTTAATATCTATTCTTTTTGGTTTAAGTAATGCTCCGTGGGTATATACAACTTGGTCTTCAGCAGGAACTTTCATTAGCTGTGTATCTAATGTCATCATAAATTCAGTTGTAGCATCAAGCTCTAAACTTCTAGCCTCGCTAAGTATATCTTCATCTGCATAAAATAATCTTACTTTCTTTCTACTTCCAGTAAATAAATTGATTACACTTCCACCGACAGATAAGCTTTTAAAATAATTAACTAATCCACTTATAATCACTAATAACCACTTCCATTAATTAATGTATCGGCAGTAAAGTCACCATTGTTTAAATATACATTTTGTGCATTTATATATGTTCCATTTGTAGTATTACTATTTCCAGATGGTATAGCTGTATAATTAAAGTCGCTAAACATATTATTAGCATCATTTAAATCTGGAGCACCAGCAGGAACACTATGTAATAATAAACCAGCACCAACTCCAGCACTTCCAATATGATTACCTATAAAATTACTAGCCTTAGTTCCAGCATTAGCAACATAGTATGGTATAGATGAAACTAAATATTTACCTGTATTCCAAGCGTTAGTAGCATATTGCTTACCTGCATTAAACATATTGGTTGCATTGTCTTTTATTCCACTAAATGAGCTTTTACCAAAATCCCATATTTCTTTAAGATGCAATCTTTCCGCTAGAGATATTACACCTCTGATTGGAAGACTTATAGCCCATAAAGCACTACTTAAAGCAGTTGACCATATACCTATTTTAACTACAAACTCAGCAATCTTTCCTAAGGCACCATCGGTTTTATCATTTAGGTCTCTCATAGACTTAGCAAAAGCAGTACCTGTTGCGACCACTCTCCCCATAGGTGTTATAATATATTTTGCAAATAATTGTGAATTTTCTTCTGTTAAAACTTCATCTGTAAACTCTCTTATAGTATTAAAAAATACATTCCATCTACCCTGTATCTCTCTATTATCTCCACCAAATATACCTTTAATAAACTTATCAAAGTTTTTACTTATTGTATCAAATACGAAAGAATAATTACTATGAAGTCTATTAAACATCTCTCTTGGTCTTTCTGATATAGCTTTTAGTCTATCTCTTAATAACATTTTTTCCATACCGACAGACGCAGATGTGTTCTCTTTCAATGTTTCATATATATCATTTAATATTTGAACTGGATTATTTTTGCTTGTAATACCAAATTCTTTTGTTTCTTCTTTAGTTCCTTTTCCAGATAATAAAGATAATAATTTTTTATCAACTTGTTCTGGTGTTTCACCAGTCATAAATTCTATACCACGCATTACCTTTACTAAAGTATCTGGGTCAAGAGATTGTGTATTTATTCCAAGATTTTGTAATCTACCATAGAAATCAGCAAACTTAGCTCTTGATGAAAAATCAGCCATACCAGATAACTCTGAGTATCTCTTAGTAGCCTTATCGAATTGAGTTGTGTCTGCTAATCTATTTCTATAAGCAGTACCTTTTAGACTTTCTACTTCAGTATCTGCAACAGTAGTCAAGACACTTTTTATAGCAGTACCAGCCATCATAACAGCATATTGTAATAACATAGCACTACCAAGATACATCATAAGCTTTCTAAAAGGTGCATTATCATAAGGCTTATTGCCACCAGCAAAAAAACTTTTTACTCTATCTGACAATCTATCGTATATAGTCTTATCAAGTTTTCTTGTATAAAAACCATTCTTATTTTTATTAAACATATTTGATTTTGTATATTTTTTATTTAATAAATATTGTTCAGCTATATTTGGAGCGCCTATTGACTCAATTCTTTTCTTAGCCTCTAAGCCTGCTATACTTTCTAAATAAGATATTTTATTTTCTCTCATTTTATTTCTTACGTATTCACGTCTTTCTTTTCTATAATTTTCTCTCCATAACTTCATATAGCTTGGTTCAAAACTTTTATAATTAGACATCTTACGTAATCTGGAAAGAGAATTATATTGTGCATCAAACGGTCTTTCTACATAAGAAAATATTTGCTTTTTATCTAACTTTTTAAGTTTTCTTTCTGTATTAGCCATTGCCTTTTCATCAACCTTTGGCGTAACAATTAATTCTACTTGTTTAGTTTCCTTATCAGCCACTTATAGCCCTCCTTTTTTCTTTTTCAATAATCATATAATATAGAGAATACAGCTCGTCCTCAGTAAGAGAATTTACTGTATCCCTATTACCTAGTTCCAATAGAACAGTAAGATATATTTGATTAAGTGAAGTTAAGGAGTCATAATATCTTTTTAAATCAACACCTTTACTAGTAAAAAATTTGGGCTTAACAAAAGCTATTTAATTTCTCAATAACAATATCAAGTTCTGTTCTATCGTATAATGTGGCACAAGCATCAAGTATAGCATAAACATCATCTTTTGTTAATGAACTAATATCATATTTGCTTTGTCCACACATAGACATAAAGTCTTCAACAGTATTAACAACAGGACGTGTAGCTAGTCCATCTACTAATGTTTCATATTGTTCTAAGCTAATTTGCTTAGGAGATAATACTACACCAGATGATAATGTTATATCTGAGCCAATGAATTTTACTAAGTCTTCTTTTTTAATTGATTTTGAGACCATTTCTAGTAATTGTTTTTCATAAGCAGACATATTAAACTCACCATCAATCATAGACCTTCTTTCCATTTCTACCATTTGAATAGCCATTGGTCTTAAGAAAGTATATTCTTTACCACATATTGTAATACTCATTTTTTCTAAATTCATATATCTATCACTCCTCTACTCCTATAATGTTGTTGTTGGTACTAAGTCAACTGGAGCATAAGCATCATCAAGATGAATACACTCAAAAATAAATGTTTGTGCTTGCGCATCTGCACTATAAACTACTTCGGCATCCTGTATCATAGCTTTTGGACATATAAATTTACCTCTTGAATTATAGGCATTTCTATCTTCTAAAGCTATCGGTATCATTTTACCTTGATTTCTATAATTCTGTAACCAAGCAACCCAATTAGAATGTGGAAGTATAGGAACTTCTATTCTAGCTGGTTTAGCGTGTCTCCAAGAATAAATACCACCAGTATTTACATCATTCTGTTTAGTTATTCTTTCTCTATCATATGTAACTCTGATTTCTCCATCTTCTGGGATGTCTTCAACAGGTATAGTTGCAATAGAGAATATTACCTCACTAAACTTATATACTTGAACGTTTTGTGCCATCATTTCCTCCTATTATAAAACTATTTGTAATTCAACAGATATTGTTTCTACTGCACCAGATAATTGAGCTGTGAATATTACATTATTTAATACTCTATTAGCTTTATCTGCAACAGGTATATCATCTACATCTGGAATAGAAATAGTATAAGATACTAACATATCTTGCTGAATTGCTTGTGTACCTATTTGGTCTAATGCAGAGCTAATTCTTGATAGCCCTCTATTTGTAAAAGGTATCTTCTTAGCATTAACTAAAGCATATGTTAGACCCTCTTTAATTCTATTCTTTAACCAATCTTTACTTCTAGTTATATCTATATTACTTCCAGATAATGTTCTACCAAACTGTGTAATATTATATCCTAACTCGTGAGTTAAATAGTTTATATTTTTAGCTTGTAACTTAGCCTCATCAGCTAATGTATATCCAGATAATTTAACACCTGTTATAACCTTATTAGCCCAAGTCAAAGAACCCTCATTCTGAGGAAATCCCATTCCACATACACCAGCACCCAATCCTGTAAATTGAGCCTCTTTAGATGCGAATACAGCAACTCTATCAGAATTTAAACCATCTACTATTGTATTTACTTCAGACCCTTCTCCAATTATCTCTGTAACACATAGCATTTCATTTGCCTCAACAAACTCTTTAGCTTTAGCTAATATTACTTTTTGTTTACTTTTAGGCATTATTAATGTGATACCATATGGAGCTTGCTTATCTACAAGTGTTTGTAATAGAGGCGTCAACTCAGAGCCATTTGTTGTACTAGATAAATCTGCACCAGTAACTGTTAAATATCCTCCACCATTTCCAAAGTAGCTAGATGCAACAGTTGCAGTTATACCAGTTAAACCCTTAACGTCAGTTACAGTTTGAAGACTAACAACTTTTGTACAGTCAACTAATGCAACCTTTTTAAAACCTTTCTGTTCGACTGGTCTTGTAAGGTCTACTACTACTACGTCTACTATTTTCAATTTATTACCTCCTTATCTACTATACCTTCTTTTTGATTGAATACATCTTCCCAAGTATTGTCATTTTGTTCTTCATATATAGAAGTCCATTTATCACTTACAACACCGTTAATATGTAATTCTACATTTTCTATCTTATTAAACCAATCTAATTCAAATTCCTCATAAAGTGATAATGAAACATCAACTAATAATCTTTCTATTCTGTAAATATCTCCATCTTGTTTAACTTCATAATTTGTTTGTCTTATTGTATGTGGTTTAATTGATAAAAAACCTAAATAGGAATTTCTTAAATCAGAGTGATTTAATCCACCTATTATTCTAGTCATTTTTGCCATTGCACTTAATGGCGTATCTATAACTCTTATTTCTAAAACACAATCATACATAGAGCTTACGCCTATCTTTAATTCGTTTTGTGTTTCTATATCTTTTCTTTGATTAAATCCCAAACTTTGAAAGTTATCTAGCTTAAACTCTATTCTATTTGGTTTACTAGGTGCAGTAATTATTGTAGATGCATTATATACCTGTAAATCCCTACCGACAGTAAACTCTATAAAGTCTTTAATCTGGGAATTAATTTTATTATCAGCATTAAGCATCTCCTACCACCTTTTTTTCAGTAGCATTTATTACAAAGTGTGATGCATAACTCCTATTTAATGGATAGGATGTACATTTAAGTATCTTGCCTTTATATTCTATCTCAGCACCTGTAAAATCGTGCATACCATATTTTTTTCTATCCAGATATATTTTATATACAACTCTCTCAAAATACATACCAGTATTAGTATTAAGTCCATTCTCTAGCTTTTCAACAACAGCTCCAACTACATCAATAGTATCGTCAGCAAGTTCTTTCTGAATACCAAATTCGTCTGTATTATTATGAACTCTTAGTCTAACTTTAAGATTAGTAGTAACAGATATATCGTTCAAGAAACCTCTTAAATCTACAAACATTATTTACCACGTCCTACTACTTTTCTAGATTTATCATAAACCCTATAAGAAATACTATTAAAAAGAGACAAAGTATCCATAAGAGTCGGGTTCTTTCTTTCTCTATTAGGATAATTTGGAGCATCAAACATTATATAATCTCTAACCTTCTTTACTGCTTGTTGACCATATACTTTAGATGCCTCAATCATTTCTTTATTTCCTCTTCTTTTACCATCTGCTCTTAATAATTTCTTCATCAGAGGTTTAATGTCTAGTTCCTTTTCAAATCCATCAAGCGCTGGAGAAAGAAATCTATAATCTCTACCTGTTGCAACTATTGCAGGATTACGTTCTTCTTCAAGGACTCCTCCATAGTATGCTGGGTCTTCATTCGGCTCCATACCATTACTAGACATACCAACAGAAACTATAAACTTCTTACCATTTAACTTCTTGATATTAGTAAGCATTTGCTGAACATCTCCAAGCTGTCCTTTTCTAAAATTAGCCATCTACACCTACATAGTATAAAGATATACTACTGTCATATGTTCCATTAACAAGCATATCATATAATCTTTTCCATCTGGAAGTAGTATAACTAGTTCCATAAGACTCAGATACGCCATCAATACTTCTCGACTTAACACCAGACTCGCTATGAGATGGGAATAATATATCTAATACTAGCAAAGCTATACCTGATACTAGCTTATCATCAGTTAGACCATCATTTGTGGCAATAATAGTTGCTATCTCTATAAGAGATTTAATAAAGTCTTGATTTTCATTTTCTATATCTGGATATAGCTTTTTTAATTGTTCTAGTATTTGTTCATCCATTTTATCTCCTATTTTTTAGAAACATTTTTCTCTGTAACAAGATTTTTAGCTAATAGGTATTCAACATCTTCTACTGGTAACTCAACAAGCTCACCCGGATTATATGTCTTACCTTTATATACTACCATTCTATCTTTTCTAAACTCTACCATTTTAGTTGTTGTCATCTCATTTCCTCTTGCCATTATCTATCTTCCTCCTTAATTTAAGAGAGGGGATTTCTCCCCTCATAATTTTTATTAACTTACTACTGTTGCTTGGAATACAAAGTCTGAACCTGTGAATGTAGGAACAGCAATGAACTCAGCAAATGTTTCAGCAGTGTATGGTGGTGTATCATTAACTTTCATTGAAACAGCGATACCCTCTGATGTAATAGATATTTCGTTTCCAGCATTTGCAATGTTTTGAGCGTTAAACTCAGCAGGAGAAACACCTATTAATGTATTACCCATAGCAACTGTTGATGGGAAGAAAGTAACTTTATTGTCTTCAATTAAGTCATACATTCTCTTATCCATAGTAACTTTTGCATTGTAAACAATTACATTTGATATTCCAGTTAAAGTCTTGAAAGCAGACTCTAATAATGTATCAGATATAATTTGACCATCAGCAACAGTTCCAGTAGCTAATAGAGACGCAGGTAATAAGTTGTTTCTTATTTGTTTGTTCTCTCTTAAATATCTGAATGTTTTTCTGTTCATAATAGCTGTATCTGGTCTAACTCCTGTTGCGTCTTCAACATTATCAAGCCAACCTTGAATTTGGTCTACAATTTTACATTCTGGGTTATCCCACTCATCAGTAGCGCCAGATAATGTAACTTTGTTTTTAGCAGGAACTTTATAATCTAAGTTTACAGCTCCACCTTTAGATGCAATAGTGATTTTACCATCCATAAGAACTCTACTTCTTAAGAACTCCATAGTCATTCTTGCACCTTTAACTAAAGTCATTTGGTCGTCGTAGATTTCAGATAGGATAGATTTAACCATTTCTACATTACCAGTTTGTAGCGCAATCATTAATCTTTGTCTTTCTTTTTCTGAAAGAACCATTTTTCTTCTGAATAATGGCATATCTCCGCTCATAGCGTCGAAACCACTTCTTTGTTGAGCTATAGGCTCAGCATCAAATGCAGATGGTGCACTTAACTCGATTGCTCCATTAGTTGTTTTGATGTAAGAATAGTCCATTGACATTGTTTTCTTATCTGGGAAGATAGATTTTAGTACTAATTGCTCCTCTAATTCTTTTATTCTTTTATCTATGTATCCTACAAATGATGCACTTGTAAATACATCTAACATTTTCATAACCATATTCTATTTATACCTCCAATTATTTCTTTTCTGTGATTACATTATAAGTAGTGATATTTGGTAGTAGTGCCTCTTTAACAGCCCCTGTCCAGTTAGTTCCAGTGTTTGCTGTTTTCATTACGTCGTCATAAACAACACCTTTAATCATAACACCAACAGCATATGTATCAACACCTTCTTCAACTTCTACATCGTGAATTAGCACACCCATCTTTTCAGCAACGTCTGCAACTAATGCAATCTTAACTCCTTTTTCTGGCTCTAATTCAATTCTTTTTCCAGTAGTTGTTGCTTTTAATAATGTACCAGCAGGTATAACTTTCTTTTGTAAATCAGCACCCTCTAGTTTTAATTGAGATGCAATAGAGAATTCTATTTTGTGCCAAGGTTGCACCTCTGGTGTGTAAATGTTCTTAAATTCTTTTATCATATCCTCACATTCCTCCTATTTTACTAAAGACTCTCCCCAAGCTCTTGAACCTATTTTTACTTTTTGCTTAGTTATATCTTTTGTTAATTTTGCTTGTTTCTTACTGAACATTCTAGTTCCTGCTCCAAAGTTTCTACTATTTTTATTATTTGACTCTATTGTCTTAGCTATAAGTTGTTCTATTTTTTCTTTAGTTGCCCCCAATGAAACCATCTCTTTAAGCATTGCCTTAGAACCATCATCAATATCAGAAGAAACTATTAGTGCATTTAATTTTTCTTTTCTATTTGTTTCTGTTTGTTTTTTTAATGCTCTGTATAACATTTTTTCAGATGCAGTCATTTGGCTTTCATCTAAATCATCAAGGTCTATATCATCATCTCCAAAATCATCATCGCCTTTATCTAACTCATCATCTCTCCCATCGTCACCATTATCGTCTGGAATATCATCATCTTCAAGGTCGTCCTCATCTGGAGTTATTACTAATAATGCACTAACATCATCATCTGTTATTCCAGATAGGTCAATACCATCTCCTAATTTATCCTGTAGCAGAGCTATCATCTTTTCCTTGTCTATTGTCGTTGCCATTCTCTTCTCCTCCTTGTGCTTGAGCCATTTCTTGAGCTTTTTTAGCTTTCTCTTCTTCCTCTTTTATTACTTCATTAAACTCAGCCTCAACATCCTCATTGATAAACATTTCTTTTATTTGTGACATAGCACTTTTTCTACTAATTAGACCATTTGTATATGCAGTTACAGCATTATCTAGTATATCTTTCATATTGACATCGACCATATCGCCAAGAGTTATATATCTTTCCTCTTCATCTTTACCATCTAAAAATGCTATAATGCCTATAACTTTATTAAATCCTCTTTCCAGATTTCTTCTAAGTTCTGTTACCCTAGATAGTATCTCAGTAAGTCTAATTCTTGTAGTTTCTTCTGAAACGTTAGAACCAGATAACACTTCTGATATAGAATACTCTGGATAGTCTTTAATTATATTTTCTACTATACCGTGTTGCTTTTCAATCATAACTTTTGCTGAAGAACCATTGATTTCTAATAATTGTAATTTAGCTGTTTCTGTTCTAGTGAACAATGTCTTTTGTTTTTTCATTCTATCTTTAGCCATATCTTCTTTGGCTTGTTTTTGTATTCTATCAAGACCTATACCAGCTATAATAGGTTCTCCTGCTAAATAAAGTATACTTCTTATAAAAGACTCATATTCGTTATATCTATCGATACTAAAGAATAGTTGTTTCATATCATATGTAGTCGTAATTTCAACTAAAGGTAGTTTACCATCTGGATATGTTATTTCTTCTTGCTTATTACCATCTTCATCTAGTATATAGGATTTAGCCTCTCCAGTTTCATTGTTTTTGATATATATCTTTTCAATGTCTACCTCTTCGTATCCATCGCCTTCGTCATTTAAAACGAATTGAACACCTTTTATTTTAGCATAATATATATCTTGTCCAACAGATATAACGTCATATTCGTCTGCAGAATAGTATGAAAGGTTATATGGAAAATCTACGTCAACAGGGTTTTCTTGTTCTGTCTGTATCTCTATGAGAACAGATTTACCTAATATTAATTCTCTTGCTATAAAAGATTTCTCTTGTTCTAGCATTATGTTCTTTACTACGTTATCAACCCACTCTTTATCTTGGTGTACAGACTCAATATCTCCACCTACTGAAAGAGCACTAGCTATATTAACAACTTTTGGTATTGCGTTAAATACAGGTAATACAGTATCAAAGATACCCTCTGTTGCTTGTAGACCGTCGTCATACATAGTAGAATTATAGTACGCTCTGGCAACATCTATATAGTCATTACCATTTACAGTACTTTGGTCATCTTCGCTATTTCTAGTATTACCGAAATTCTTAATCAAGCGTACCAGTCCTCCCTATCAGAATAATCTTCAACCACTTCTCCGTGATTGTATGTATCGTAAAAAGCTAATAGAACAGCATCGCCTTCATCTGGAGAGTGCCCAACTCTTTTCACGAAATCTTTCTTTCTTTCAGCTTGGTATCTATTTAAGAAATCATATCCATATCTTCTACCACTTAAATCTGTTTCCAGAGTTGACTCTGGTACTTCTAATAATTTTATCTTTGGTAATATCTCTGCGAACTGAAATATCATTTCTGTAAATACATTTGCATATTCTTTGTTTCTCATAGCCTTGTATGAGAAGTTTATTTTATTGATAACAACGTTATAGTAATTACAAAAGTAGTCCTCTAAATCTTGTCCAAGCTGGAAACCAAGACCAGTAGTATCTACATTAACTATAACTGTATCTTCATTATTCACGTAATCCTCAATGATGCCAATTAATTTTTCTCTAAAATTTCTTAATCTCATCTTTACTTTTATTCTTTCAACTTCAACATTGTGTCTACGTATACAAATAACTGAATAGTCATTACTTTCTCCAGATGAAACATCTACACCTATAAAAACATTTTCATAGTCTTCATCTTCTTCGAGGTCTCTGTCATATGATTTTGTAACCTCTTCCCTTCTTATTACTACCTCTTCATCAAGAGGAGCAAATTCACCAAGTACTCTTACTTTATATATGTTTGATTCTTCTCCGTACTTTTCTTTCATAGCCTCTATCCAATCTGGCTTTACATTTGTTGAGTCTTCACAATTAAAAGTAAGTAAGTCGTAAGAATTTTGGTACTTATGGAATATATCATAAAAATATCCTGTCGTGAAACTAGGGTTCAATATGCACTATCTCTTCTAATATTAGTGTTGCATTTCCGAATGTGGTTAAATCACTCGTACGACATTAGTCTAGCCTCTACACTTTCTTTTGAAATCTAAAACCTTTATAGTATCTATCTGTATCGCATATTGCAGAAATAATCTTTCTATCAAGGTTCATTACCTTTGCACATTTACTAAAAGATTTAAAAGAGCCTATATAGCCACTATCATCAAATACTTCTATTGGAACACCACTTCTATCACCTATAAGGTTATTATTTTTTGCGTGATTTTGGTTTTCTTTATATGTTACCCACTCAAGATTGTCAGCATTTGGATTTAATTTATTTCCATCCTTATGATTTACACAAGGTTTATTGTCTGGATTAGGTATAAATGCCTCTGCTACAAGTCTATGTAGTTGCGTCCATTTACGATTTATAGATACTACTATGTATCCAGTATTACTAACCTTTGGCGTTAATACTAATTCATCATAATTATGAACTCTACCATTTTTATCCTTAATGCTATACGCATCTCTTATTACTGTTCCATCCTTATAAATTCTATATCTTCTATCTTTTAATCTTTTAAATTCCATATTCGTCCTCCTCAGAGTTAATTATTTCAAAAGTTTCAGCACGGGATTTTACCCCCGTTAGCATTGCGCTTGGCAACACACCCAAGAACCACTTGGTTAACAACATCTTTTTCGTGAGGCAACCCATTCACCACACGTTATAATGTAACTACCTTTAGTAGTTAATACACCCTCTAATCTAACGAAAATCTCGTTGTCTACACCGGCACCCTCGTCTACTACTGCTAATATATCTTGCGCGTGCATCCCAGATATGTTTTCTGGATTACTAACCGATACACAAGTAGCGAACCAAACTGCCTCATATTCAGCATTATTAATTCTTATATTATCTCTTGTAAATCTAAATATATCAAACTCCCTTAATATAGACTGTGTATACCATTGTCTAACCTCTGCCATTAGTACATCATATAGTTGACGTGCAGATGGAGCAGTCATAACAACTCTACATAACGGTCTAGTGCACAAGAACCATAGTATTGCTATCGCCTCAAGGCAGGACTTTCCAGTACCGTGCCCAGATTTGACAGCTAATTTATGTTTACCTTGAGCAAGGAGTGATAGAGCTTGTGTTTGTTGCGGAGTTAATGTTATACCTATTACTTCTTCGGCAAAAAGAACAGGATTATGATAGTATCTTACTTGACATAACTCAAGAAATTCTCCTGCTTTTGGATGCATTATGCTTTCCCCTTAAGCTTATTGAAGAATGTTTCAATACTACTTATTTGTTTTTCTTCCTCTTCTTCTTTCTTAACTCCAATTTCTCTTAATTTATTTAACATATCTAATGCTTTTAGCTTGTTTTCTGTTTTTTCTTCTCCATAAATTATATCTAATAGTACATCTTCTGCTTTAGATTTAGTCCATTTTACTTCATTTTCTATTCCAGCTCCTAATTCTTCATATAAAAAGCTTAATCTGGAAACAATATTATCATCTTTAAGTAATTTAGACGCTCTGCTATTTAATTTGCCCTCAGCATCATCTCTAGCATCTGGAAAAGCAAATTTATAAGCCATTATTCTTCTAGCTTTAGATTGTTTTATACCCTCTTCCATATCTAATCTAACATATTCTTGACAGAAATTTTCTTGTTTTTCATTTGGTAGAGGCTTTTCCCAATCAATCGGTTGTTTCTGTATCAATCTCGACATTATCTAGCCTCCTCTTTAATATTTCTTTTGTACTTTCACTTAGGTTCATTGTAAAGCCTTCTGCTTTGTCATTCATTCCTACTTCTGAGATATGACCAACTGTGCCATATTTTTTAATTCTTCTACGTATTGAAGAGCAACTTTTACAAATATACCCTCTATCCATCACAAATCTCTTATTTGTATAGAACTCTTCTAAAGGCTTGTACTCTAAACAGCCCCTACATAGCTTATAAAGCATATGGTCTACATACTTTATCTCACCCGTCTCTAATGCACGAAGGATACTTCTATTAACTTCTAATCCGTCTTCCTCCATTTTTTTGCTCATTAGCCAGACGGCTCTATCCGTAGGACGATATTTTGCAGATAACTCATAATCTACTATCATCTCCTACCTCCTATCTGGAATAATAATTGCTCAAGTAATAAAAATAGACAGCCCTCTTTCCAAGACGTGTTGGCGACAAGCTATCTGGTTACATCTTTTTTTATGGCGGAGATAATAGGACTTGCACCTATACACAGATATAAAATCTACTACTGGCAGTTTAGCAAACCGCCCCCTTACTGTTAGGGTTATATCTCCTTTTGGTTCAGAGGGTAGGACTCGAACCCACGCATAGCAGAGCCAAAATCTGCTGTCTTACCACTTGACGACCTCTGAATATGGCTGTGAAGGAGAGAATTGAACTCTCAACATTTTGATTAACAGTCAAACGCTCTAACCTATTGAGCTACTTCACAATATTATCTGGAGGGGATTAATGGTAATGCTCCATTTCAAACAGTTTTGCAGACTGTTGCCCTACTTTTAGGCGAAATCCCCATATGGTGAGTGCTGTCAGAGTCGAACTAACTTGTACCATAAGGCAACCGGATTTACAGTCCAGTACCGTAACCGTACGGTCAAAACACTCATTTGGTAGCGGGAGCCGGACTCGAACCGACATATTTCAGCTTATGAGGCTGACGAGGCGCCATTCCTCAATCCCACGATATTAAGACCCCTACGAAACCATCTTATCCAAGACGATACGCCAAACGGCATAGGGGTACTGATGTCATAAATGTAATCTTGTCGCATAGGACATTAATTATAGATTAACTAAGTATCTGGAACACTAATTGTTATCTATAAATATTTCTTATTCCAGATTAATCAAGTAACTGTCGTTACTTATCAACGCTTGTTTCTTTCAGAAACAACATTGATATACAGTGAAGAGATTATTTATTTAATTGAACTATTTAACACTGTATCATTGTATTATATAATTCAGAGAAGTTTGTTTATTTATTTTTCGTTTATTTTAATATATTCACCAAACTTATTTACTCCTCTTTTGTTTTCTCTCCTCATTATATATACCACAAAAACCACACTTACGTTGCATTATTTTTTTATAATATTTTCTTATAGTACTATAAATTTTTCTTATAGATGAATTCTAGCTATTTTATGTGGTATTTTTTTGCATTTACGGTACCGTGTTTTTCTGAAAAGCATTATTTATCTATAATATTTTTTTATACCAGATTATAAATTTTTATTATGGATGCTATTTTGTATGGGCGCTGAGCTATAATTATTTAATACATTTTGCTTAAGAGTTCAGAGAATTGTGTATTTCTATTCCAGATTATTTAATAATATCACCACAATTATGCATAAACAGTATTGATTAAATGGAGAAAAGGATTTTAAAAAATTGTATTGTCAAAAATTGGGGTAAACAGTACTCCCTTAGCATTTCAAACATTCGAGGGGTCAAATATTTTGACTTTCAAAGCTTTTTTTATTTTGATTTACAAACTATTTGATTGATTTTGATTGGGACTACAAAACATTTGATTGGGACTACAAACTATTTGATTGATTTTGATTGGGACTACAAAACATTTAATTTGATTTACAAAACATTTAATTTGATTTACTTTGACTTTCAAAGGAAAAAATTTAAAAAAAGTGTTGACTTTTTCTGAAAAAAATGTTATAATTAATTATCAAGTAAAGGGAGATGATGCAAACACAAAAGAGTAAGAAAACTGAACAAAGTGTATATTTTTAGTATTCTCTGTATAGAGTGATACGTCTATTAAAGTGCGTCTACTGCTTAATAAATCTGGGTACAATAATAGTCAGACTTACTATATTAGTAAGCTTATTAAAGTACGAATTTAAAATCCTATAAGGTATTGTTACTGTATAGTGGCAATAAATTATATTCTTTTTAGAGTGTATAAGTCCGTCTTGTATGCTGTAATAAGTAATATAATATCTAGTGGGTACAGACACTATAAACGACTGTATTGTAAAGGGGGCAATTATGTCTAAATTAGTAAGATTTTCAGCAGGACAAAAGAATGATATAAGAGAGGTAATGGCTAAAAATAGTGGTAAAGCTGTTACATTAAATGGTACATTAAAAATGAGTAACGCAAGTTTACCTAAGTTTATAGCAGGACTTAAAACAGATGATGCACTTTACCAAGCTTATGAGATTTATAAGTCGTTTACTACACAAGTAAAAGAGGCAAAAGGATATGATAAGCTTATTAAATTGAATAAGGTACACAATGAATATTTAAGTTCACACCAAGACTTAGATAAGAATGTAAAAGTATATCTAGGAAAACTATTAGATAGTTCGCAAAAGTCAAACCTAGCAGGTAAACTATTCACTTTTCAAGGAGTTGTGTGCGGTGTGTCTGATAAAAACATAACACTAAAACTAGTCCAAGAGATATTTTTAGGAAAGCAACTAATACAAAAGAATGAGTTATTGTCTATAAGCACAACTATGGACTTTATAACTGAAGATGATGTTTCAAAAGTCTATGGCGCAACTGAAAAATCAATCAATCTATTCAAGGAGCTATGCAACCAAATAAACCTTGATAGAAAAGATTTTAATACTTTCGGTGAGTTCATAGAGCAATACGAGGTTGAAATCGACGCTCAAGACAAGGCATATCACGACTATATGAAATCAATCATTGATGATTACTTAGAGTTCTAATAATTAGAGCCTCTTTTGAGGCTCTTTTTTATTTGCTTAAATTTTTGCTTATTTTTTTATGTTCTGTATTAGGGCAAAATTATGTTCTGTATTAGGGCTGTTACACAGCCTAATAATTATCTTAATAATCATCTTAATAATATTGTCATATACTGTATTTTATTGTCCTATAAGGACAAAAAATAACAGATTGAACTAAAACCGTACAGGTTTTATTCAATTAGGGTGTTTATTTGGTTAATTATATTAATCTGGAAAGAAAATTATATATAAGGGGCGATATTATGAAATTATATCTACAAAACAATCATCACGTTCAATTAGAGAAGGTCGTAGACTGTCTAATAGCAAAAGTCTGTACTAAATCTGGGCATATAATAAAGGTGCTACAATATAGTCTGGACGCAAACCCACAAGACATTATAAACGAATGTAATCAATTTACTTTTCCAGATAAGGTAAAATATAAGGGTAAAAGGGTTGCAGTATGTAAAAAGCACAAATTAGGGCTTTATGGAGTTATGGAGTACAATGCTTTTGGACAACATTTAGAAAAGTCTTTACCTCAATTCGTGTTAAAAGTAGAGAATAAGGGAGTGTATGACAAAGTTGATATTGATGACGCCAGATATAATTTTGATTATGATATGTATATAAAAAGCGATATAATTAAAAGGGATTTTGCTTATATAGAGTATCAATCTGGAGATAAGAAATTATCTTTATTAGACGCCTATGAAAAAGCATTAGAGCTTGTCAATAAGGACAAGATTAATCAAGGAAGAATAATAAATGTTTTTATATATAATGACTATTGTTTCTTTTTAGATAAAAAGTATTTAGATAGTGAGCGTAGACGTTTTTTCAAAGATTGGGAAATGTCTGCTAAAGTTCATAAATATACTTTTGGTGCTAGAAAATTAACTAGAAATGGAGCTATAAAGGCTTCATATATGACTGACGGAATAATAAGACAAGTGGAGGCAAAATAATGAAAATAGTAAAATATAAGAATAAGATAGAATATAATAGAGCTCTAAATGGGCTCTTTTTTAATGGTTATCAATCTTTGGATTTAAAGACTTTGTATGTGATTGTAGATAAGGGCAAAGTAATTGGGGCTTTTAATCTAGATAATACTAGATACAACCATTTACTTGTTCCAGATAATTTAGTTAAGTTTGTGCTTGACTATGTAAAGAAGAAAGTGAAAGAGGTTGTTTTATGTTGTGTTAGTGCGTCTATGAAAATAAGGGCTGAATATAATAAGTATTGTAAGGTTGTTAAGGCTGAAAATGGTTTAACTTGGTTTGCTATATAAGGAGGAAAAATGTTAAAGCAGTGGTTTTATGTAAAAGATGGAGAAAAGATATATTCCTCTAAATCTGGTGTTGTTTTAGCTGTGTTAGATAGTGGTAGAAAATATGATTTTGGATATAGTGTGCCTAAGATGAAAAAAGGAAGAATACCTAGCCATTTTGCTGGATATAAAAGAGTAACAACTATTAAAGAGAAACTAAATAATCTAGGAATTTATGCTGAAAATATTGTGTTTAATAAGGAGGTGGGAGATTATAAAATATACACTTGTAGAATACAAGATAAGCTACATACTATTTTATTCTTTAGAAACTTGCCATATGTAATGTGTGAGGGTTTAATCGATATTGGCTGGTACACTGGATATTTAATAGGATATAACAGAAAGTGTGGAGTTGTATTTGATGTAGAAACAGGAAGAGATGTATTCTCGGAAAATAAAGTATATTTTTATAGACAATTACATAATTGGTGGGAGGAAGAAGATGAGAGTGAGTAGAGAATTTGTAAATAAGGCTATAAAGGAAGATGGACGTTTAGTTGTTTGGGTTGGAGCATACCTACTAACAATAAGTGCAACATATGCTATGGCTGATACACCATTTGGTGATATATGTCCAGATAGAGAGCAAATGATTGCATTTGTTGTAACTGAAAATTGGGAAAAAGTAGAATATAAACACGGAAGATGGGCGGTGGAAAAATGAATAAGATAAAATATTTAATAGCAGGCGCTCTATTATCGAGCACTTTATCCGCTTTTGAAATACCTGCAACACAAGATATATTAATATCTGGAGATGTAAAACAAATAAATATGGAAAGACTTTTGGATATGACACAAATGATTGAGAGTAGAGGTGGAAAAGATAATTATAAGGGGCGCGTGGCTAAGACTAGTTATCAATATGAGCTTGAAACTGTCAACCATTATCTTTCTTTAATTCCAGATTTAAAAACATATGTTGAGAGTGAATTAGGAAGAGAATTAAATATTAATTCTGAAGATGATGCTAGATATGTTGCTTGGCTTGTATATATGGCTAAATTACAATATCATAGAAACTGGCTTGATAAGTATGATAAATATTATAATCAATCTGGGGATGTAGAATGGGCAGTTTATAAAGTTATGTGGAACTCTATAAAAGGTGCGTCTACTCTAAATAAATGGCGTCAAAGGGAAGTTGAGTACTATGTTTATAAATAAGGAAAACTTAGAAAAATATAGATATGAGAACGCTATGGTATTAGATTTTGATTTAGAAATATTTTGTTGTACAAAAATGAATTGCGAACATTGCGTATTTTTAAATCCTAAAACTAGTATATGCAATATTGTAGGAATTCCTTTTAATAAAAAGGTTGAAATTATAACTGGTAAACTAATAAATCTGGAGGAAGAAGATGAAAGAAAAGAAGATATTTAATTTTAAATTAGCTCAACATTTAGTAAATAAAGGGCATAAAATAATAAGAACAGATAAGGGCACACGTGGCGACGACTGCTATGTATTTGAGGCAAATGAGAGACTTATAAAGGATTTTGAAACAAGAGTGTATAGTATGAGAGATTTAAGAGTATAGGAGGAAATTATGAGAATAGAAGTAAATAAGGAGTGTGTAATAAACCAAGACAATATAGCTAAGTGCAGAGATAGAGATATAGCTGTTAGTGTAACTTGTAAAGACGGTGCTGAGGATAATGGTTTTATAAACTATACTTTAGCTATTAATGATGATAGTCAATGTTGTGAAGAGTTTGGTGTTGAGTTAATTATGTTTTCAGATGAGACATATGTATCATATATAGAACACGAGTGTGATGATGATAAAATATATGATATAGCAGAAAGTAAAATAAGAGAAGAATATGGAAATTACTGGAGGCTTGATGAGGAGCTTGGATTTATCGCAAGTGCTATATACGGAAAAAATGACAAATTAATAGCTATTGCTGTATGTTATAATATGCATAATGGATACTATTCACATGAAGTGTATGCTGATATAAATGGGGAAACACACTATAATTGCATATAATTTCTATTCCAGATAAAACAACTAAAGTTGTTTAGTGAGTGATTGTTCCGTATGGAACAACTCTCACAATGGGATAAGTAATAATATAATCTGGAAGAAAAAATATAATATCACATTCTCTGAACTATGTATTGAAATGATACATAAAGTAAATTATATGGAAAAATTTAAGCAAAAAATAGTGTATGACTATATATATTAAGGTAATTATTAAGATAATTATTACGGTGTGTAGCAGGACTATTTTAGTACAGATTGGGAGGCATTATGAAAAGAGAAGATTTTAAAAAGATAACAGATAAACATTTTAAGATTTGCGAAGATATTATAAGGGAAAATGGTAGATGTTCAAGAGTACTTTGTCGTATGTGTCCATTCAATACTATTAATAGTATTAATGAAAGAGGGTGTTTGACTAATGGGTATGCAAGCAATATGAACTCAGAAAAGATAGATAATAGAGTAATAAAGTCAGCAAAAGAATTTTTAAAGTTTAGAAAGGATGAAAATATGAAAAAAATAAAATTAAGTATGCACGTGTTTGGAATTAAAACTAAAAAGATATATCTTGTATCTCAAAGAATAGATGATGTACTAATAGGTATTACACCAGATGGAGATAAAATTGCGTTTGATGAAAATGGATTTTCATTAGAAAATAAAGAAAATAAAGTTGTAACATCTAATTTATCTGGTGTTTATGAGGAATATATAAGAGGTGCACTATATAAGTGCGACCAAGAAGAAAGTGGTGTATTTATAAGAAAAGAATGTTGTAGCGAGACATATTACTGTGAAGAATATACGCAAGAATACTTTACAACAGAGTCAATATTTGGTGTAAGAGATGGATATGATATTAGTGTAGTAATAGATTTATTAAATACTTGTGATGTTGGTTTTAAAGATTTTATGGAATTAGTGAGTGGGCTATAAGGAGGAAATTATGTCAAAGGCACAAGAATTATTAGGAAAAGTTAGAGATATATTAGAAAATTCTGAGAGAGGAGGAAAAATAAAGAAAATTAAACTAACAATAGCAGAACTTGAATGTCTTGAAATAGCTTGTGAACAAATAATTTGTGGGCAAAGTATAAAAGGAAATTTATATAATGACGCAGAGGAGGCTGTATTGAAGGCATACGGATTAATATGAGGAGGTAAATATGCAATTTGAAGAGGCTTATATTGGAGCCTGTGTTGAATATACAGGAAGTGAATTAGCTTTAGAAACTACTGGACAAATAATAGCAATAGAAAAAGGAAGTAGCCATATATTAGTTAAATTTCCAGATGAGGATGCGTGGAGATATATAGGACGCGGAGTAGGATTACATAATGGCGGAGGCAGAGATAGAGATTGTAAAAGCCTTTGGTTTGGTGGTATTTATTCATTATTTAGTATTGAAAACTTAGAAATCGTAGATGTAGAAGTTATTAATCTGGAGGAGGAATAATGTGTTTTGATGATATATATGTGGGTATGCAAGTTAAATATACTGGTGAACATTTGGATTTACATACTGTTGGTGTGGTAATACAGAAAGAAGATAGTGCAAAAAGAATACTAGTTAAATTTCCAGATGAAAGTTACGGCAAAAGTTTGCGTGGTGGCGCCTGTTTACATACAGGACATTGTTATTAAGAAAGGAGTAAGATATGCTAGATAAAATAAGAGTATGTAGTGATAGAGGAAATTTACTTTGTATAGTTAGTTATACAGACTTTATGAAAGTTTTTCTTTACCAGATTGATGAAATAGCTAAAAAACAAAAAGAAATACAATGTGAGGTGTATAATGTTAAAAAAGTTAAAGACGCCTTAGATGATATAAATAAAGATTTTGGGCTCTGTATAACAGAGCGTGATTTGTGATGGAGTATCATAGTGACGATATAGTATTAACAAGATATGGATTATTAAGAGTAATACGTAATTCTTGGTTATTTAAAGACATATATCTTTGTAAAAATATATATAATGAAGACGTCTTTATTTCAGAAGTAGATATTATTAATAAGGTAGAAGAAGAAATAATTAATTTAGAGGAGGAATAAAATATGTTTAAACAATTCAAAGAGGATATTCAAAAGCAATGGGAGGTTATGTTAGAGGGAGCAACTAAATTATTCACAACTGATGCTGATAAAGATAAATTATGGGAGATTTACCTATCTTCTTTCCCAGATGGAACAAATCCAATATATAGAGAGAGAACTGAACACGACTGCTCTTGTTGTAGACATTTTATTAAAAGCTTAGGTGGAGTTATAGCTATAAAAGATAATAAAATTGTAACAATCTGGGATGGAAATACAGTATATCCTTATAGTGTAGTATCAAAAGCGTTGTCTGATTATGTAAAGAGCTGTAAAGTAAATGGTGTATATATAAATAATACAGATAAACATATTGGTGTAAATCATAACTTTGAGGAAGTAGATGGAAAGATTAATGAGTATCATCACCTTTATGTTCAACTATCTTCTATATGCAAAAGCTCTAATGATAAAAGTTACTATGACTCAAGTGCTCAAGTACTAGGAAGAGGATTAGTAGAGATTACTAAAGATGCATTACTTACTGTTCTTGAATTAATAGAGCAAGGCTCTCTATACAGAGGAGAAGAATGGAAAAATATAATTAAGGAATACATAAAATTACAAGACAAATATAATCTGGCAAAAGATAAAAATAACTTTATATGGGCTATGTCTTCAACTCTAGGTCAAACTCTTGTAAGATTAAGAAATACGTCTATTGGAACATTACTTATAAATATTAGTGAGGATATGGACTTAGATGAGGCTGTAAGAAAGTATGAGGCTATTGTTGCTCCAGAGAATTATAAGAGACCAAAGGCTATATACACAAAAAGAATGATTGAAGATGCAGAAAAGAAAATAGTAGAGCTTGGTTTTGCTAATTCACTTGGTAGAAGACACGCACATATTGATGATATAAGTGCAAATAATGTTCTATATATAAACAGAGATGCATCTAAGAAAGTATTAAAAGGAATATTTGAACAAATGAAAGAAGACGCTGTTGTTAATCCTAAGAAATTCAGTAGAGTAGAAGAGATTACAATAGATGACTTTATTAATAAGGTTGCTCCTATAGCTACTAATATTGAGGTACTTTTAGAGAATAAGTTTAATAAAAACCTAGTATCATTAATTGCTCCAGATGATAAAGAGGCACCTAGTATGTTCAAATGGAATAATCCATTTAGCTGGGCTTATGCAGGAAACTTAACTGACTCAGCAATGAAAGAAAACGTAAAGAAAGCAGGTGGTAAAGTTGATGGTGTTCTAAGATTTAGTATTCAATGGAACGATGGAGAAGTATATAATAAAAGGGATTTTGATGCACATTGCAAGACACCTACTGGAGAAATATATTACTGGAATAAGAGAGGAGATAGAACTGGTGGTGAGTTAGATGTAGATATTATAAGTCCAAAAAAAGGAGTTCCTGCTGTTGAGAACATAACTTGGGCATCTATGTCAACTATGTACGATGGAGAATATAAGTTCTTTGTACATAATTTTAGTGGTAGTAGAAGTGCAGAGGGATTTAAGGCAGAAATAGAATTTGATGGAGAGATATATTCTTTTGAATATAATAAGCCATTAGATTGGAACGAGAGAGTTTATGTTGCGGATGTAACACTAAAGAATGGACAATTTACTATCAAAACACACCTTGACGCAGTATCTGGTGCTATAAGTAGAGAAATCTGGGGATTAAAAACTAATTCTTTTGTTCCAGTATCAATGATTATGTATTCTCCTAACTATTGGGATGATAATAAAGTTGGTAATAAACATTATTTCTTTATGTTAAAAGATTGTAAGAATGATGAAGAACCTAATGGTTTCTATAATGAATTTATGCATAGCGATTTAATTCCACATAGAAAAGTTATTGAGGCTTTAGGAAGTAAAATGTATGTAAAATATGATGATAATCAATTATCTGGAATAGGATTTAGTAGCACTAGAAATAATGACTTAATAGTAAGAGTAACAGGTAAAACTGAAAGAATATTAAAAGTGAGAATATAAGGAGATGATATGTATGTTATTTGAACAAGCAGTAAGAAACAAATACAGATTTAATTACAGAGGAGTTTTAACAGTAGAGGATTTATGGGATTTAAGTGTTGAGTCTTTAGACCAGATATTCAAATCATTAACTAAGATGGCAAAGGAGGCAAGCGAAGAAAGCTTGCTTTCTACACCTAGTAAGGAGGATAAAGAGCTAAATGATAAGATTGAAATAGTAAAATATATAGTTAAAACAAAACTAGAAGAAAAAGCTAAAGCAAAAGAGATGTACGAAAATAAAGCTAAGAAACAAAGATTACTAGAAATTATCAAAAGAAAAGAAGATGCACAATTAGAAAATATGAGTATAGAAGAATTAAAAAGAGCAATGGAGGAGATATAATATGGCAAATCAACCAAAAGAATTAAATGATTTAAGAAAGGAATATGTTCAAAAAGTAATAGAATGGATAGAAGAACAAGCTAAAAATCCAGATGTTGATAGAATAGAAGTTGAATTAACTTACTGGGAATTTGAACAAGCTTATCCATCAGAACTTTTAGATATTAATGGCTGGCAAGTAGATTACTTGAAAGAGCCAGTAGAAATAGCTGGAAGAAAATGGACGCCAGATGGCTCTATGGCTTATGGAACTTTAGCATTATATATAGAGGAGGATTAAAATGGATAACAAATGTAATGGCTGTAAGTATTTTAATAACGAGCTATGCTGTAAAGGCATAGCTTATAGATTAATAACAGTAGAAATGAAAGAAAATTGTAAAGATAAGGAGGAATTATAATGTTTAAAATAGGAGATAAGGTAAAATATATAGGTACTACTTATAGTGTTAATAATTATGTAGGTACTGTTGTAGGGTATGATGTTAATGTTAATATTGTGCACTATCCAAATATAGAAAACATATATCTACATAATTGTGGAAGGTTTAATAAAAGTGAATATCTATATATTGCTGACTGTAACTTAGAATTAGTAAAAGAAAATAAAGGAGATGATAGTATGAGAAAAATATTAGTAGTAGGAAAGGCAGGAGACTATATAACAGGTGCAAATAAAGGAGATATACTAGATGTTTTATGCGAAGGATTTGGGTATGTAGTTACTGAAAAAGGAGATGTTAAAGATATAGACTATGTAGAATACAAAGAAGGAGAAATGATTGCACACATTAATGATTTAAGAGATTGTTTCAAAGCTGGATTAAAATTTACTGATGAAAATAATCTTGTTTATCCAGATGGAAAAATAGCTCTAAAGGCTGAAAACTTACAATATCTGGACAGAACATTCAAAGTTAAGAGATTTAAAAAGAACCAATTTGTAATTGGTAATGAAAAAGTTGAGCTATGCTTTGGATATTCTGAAATAGGAACTATCGTAGAATTTAGAAGATAATATGCAACATTTTGGGGAAAGTGTGGTATATATAATGAGGAGGATTGATAGAATGTTTAAAATAGAAGATATATGTAGAGTAATTAATAATATTGCAGTTCACAAATTTGAAATTGGAGAAATTGTAACAATAGTAGGTGGAACAGATGATTGCTGGAAATGTGAAAACGATAATGGAGAACAATGGTGGTTAGGTAATAGAGAATTAGAATTAGTAAATACAAATAAAGGAGTGATAGATGTGATAAAAGCAGGAGATTTAGTAAAGGTAGTAGACAATTTTGGAACTATGTGGGAAGTTGGTACAGTTGGAGAGGTAGTTAGAATTATAGGTGATGTAGCACACGTACTAAATGATAATTCGCCATTAAAAACTGAAATATTTACACTTAGTCAATTAGAATTAGTAAAAGAAGAAAAAGATGAAAAAATGGCTGTATTACCTAAAGACTTATTTAAAATAGGAGATAGAGTTGTAGCTAACTGTACATCTGATAGTGGTAATTATAGACTTGGTGATACTGGTACTGTTGTTAAATTTAGAGAGGCTCCAAAAGGAGATGATGTTGGTGTTAAATTTGACAATAAGAAAGAAACAATTACTACGTGGTGCTATCCCGACAATATAGTTCACTTGGAGCCAACAGAAGATGAGCCAGAACCAGTAGAATATGGAATGATTAAAATCTTCAACCTAACTTCATTAAGAAAGAGAGGGTGGGAGTTCGACAATCAAGGAAATCTTAATCTATCTGGAACAGAGAAATCTATGTCTGGATTAATGCTAAATATTATTGATGGCGAGTTTATGGCATATGAAGATGCTTGTGAAGATAACATCTATATTGTCGGAGAAAATGGTATTGAATATGTTATAGATAAAGCATTAAAAGGAAAGTTATTTAAGAAAATTTAATTTGTGATAATATAGAGCTCTTTAGCAGAAATGCTAGAGGGCTTTTTTATTACCATAAAAAACGAAAGGAGATTTTATTATGCAACAAGAATTATTTAGAAAACTATCTTTATTCCCAGATTTAGAATTAGTGCTAAAAGGGAAGAGTGCATCACAGTATTTTGAACATATAAGAGAGAAGGTGACATACTATGATAGAGCAATATCTGATTGCATACACGCAAGAGAATTTAAGAAATTATCATTTGCACAAATAACTAAACTACATAAATTAGAAAAGGAATTAGTTACAGAGAGAAGAAAATATAAAAGAATATTTGGATATATTCAAAATAATAAAGTTAAAATTGCCGCTATGTTAGATGGTCTTAAATTCATATATTCTACTATGAAAGATAATAATATGTGGAAACCAAAAACAGACGCATTAAAAGAAATAATAAAGGAGGAAAAATAAATGAAGTATTTTGTATTAGTAGGAAATAAAATAAAAATATATGATAAGATATTAAAAGAAGAGAATGGGTTAGTGTACTTTACTCCCAGATTAAAAAGAAGAGATATAAGGGATTTTGATTTCGAAGGATTTATGAAAATGAGTGATGAAGATTGGAATAAGCTTAGAGATATGATGAAACTTATAGACAAGTACGGGTTTTATGTAAGAACACTATGGGGTACATATAGAGACAAAGTTAGAATAGCAGTAGCAAAAATGTTTGTAGAGCAATTCGAGATAAGCGAATCATCTGTTGACCTTGTTTGGGGCGGATACAGAAATAGAATATTGTGGGGCACACATATAGATAATTTTATTAATCATACAATTACACCAATAGATGATATATCTGTCAAATTTGATGATATTATATATTATTCTCCAATAGGTTTACAGAAAATGTATAATGAATTAGATGACACAATTATAGAAAAATATGATGTATACACAATGAGAGATGAATTATGGCTAAATAATAATACCTATTTTGACCAATATGGTAGCATATATAGTGGAGATAAGAATAATAGAAAAATCTTTTTAAGACTATCTGATTCGACACTATATAGCAAAAAAAATATGGCAATAGATAAATTTTGTATCCCAGATAAGATATGCGGACTATTAGCTGAAGTAGGATTTAATATTAGTTCATTGGAAATTACAAAAGCATACAAAGAATATAACTTTATAGAAATTCAAGGTAAGAATATAACATATGTACCAGCCAATAGAGTTGAAAAATACCTTGAAACAAATAATAGAGAAAAATATGCTCAAACTACATCTATAATGAAGTTTTTGAAATCTGTATTTAATTTAAGCGACTCAACAATAACGAAAATAAGCGAGATATTAGATTTTGATAATAATAACTTCTCTAAAATACAAATAATATCTGGAGAAAAAATAAGTTGGGCTTATAACCACGGAGATAATAATGGAACAATAGGTAGAAGTTGTATGAAAGACGCAACAAGAAATATGTTGAAAATATATGAAGAGAACGCAGAAATGGTGTGTATAATAGAGAATGATATAGTTAAAGCGAGAGCTATACTATGGGAATTAACACATATAAAGACTGGACAAAAAATTAAGTTTATGGATAGAATATATGTTGCAGATACAAAGATGGTCGGATTATTTAAAAACTATGCGTCAACTAATGGGTGGTTATATCTTGCAACACAAACATTTAATCAATCATTTAGTGCAACTGGAGAAGATTTAACAGATTATTATGTACAACTAAATTCAAAAAGTGCATTTGGAAAATTCCCATATGTTGACACTTGGTGTAATAAAATTTACGACAGATTATATTGTGAGGGATTTATACAAAGATTAAGATAGGAGGAAAATAAGCAATGATAACTTTAAAAGGTGACAAAGTAAAACTACAAGATTTATATTTTGAGAGAGCTAAAAGAAAAGCTGGAGTAGATGAAAATCTATTCACAGTAATAAAAACTGATGGCGCTATACTAACATTGATTTCAAATAATGGAAGACGTTTTAATATACTTGAGAGTTATATAGATATTGTAGATGCGCTAAAGGTAAGAATAAGATTTGGTAATACTTTTATAAATTTATTTGAATATTCAGAAAATGACATACTAATAGAAGTATACAGAAGACTACGCGATTGTAATGTAAGAAGTATTGAAAAGAATTATTTTGATATGAATTTTAACCCAGATAAAAGAGTAATAGATGTAACATTTATGCATTTATCAAAAGCTAGAAGAATTAATGAAGGTTACTATGAATCTAAAAATAGAGATATATCAAAACCAATAAAACTTATAAATGAGATACTTAGAGCTAATAAAAAACAACTACTATCAAAAGAGGAAGAATTAGAGGTTCTAAACTTAGTAACAATAAAAGACTTCTATGACTTCCAAATTGTATCTGGTAATGATATTGCAAAATACTATTGTAAAGACTACTATGCTAATGGTGGCGGTAGTTTAAATAAAAGCTGTATGAGATATTTTAGTGTAAACACAGGAGTATTTGACATATATAAAGATAACGCTAAAATGTTGATTATGAAAGACAAAGAGAAAGATATAATATATGGTAGAGCTATAATCTGGGATATAGAAAATAAAACAACAGAAGAAAAAATACCATTTATGGATAGAATATACACTCAAAAAGAAGTATATGAAATACTATTTAAAGAATATGCAGAAAAAAATGATATGGCTCATCTATATTCACAACAGAGAGGGGAGTCTAGCGCAAAATATAAAGGAGAAAATATATATCTATCAGATTACATATTAAAACTACAAAAGGCAATATATAGATATAGTATGTTTCCGTACATAGATACTTGGTGCAATGTTCCTGCAATATTTTCAAATGTACTAGAATGTGAAGATGGTAATTCTGGAGAAGTTGATTTAACTAATACCGATGGAAGTGCAGATGTGCACTGTTGCAGTAATGATGTTATAAAATGGTATGAATATATAATATCAAATAATTTACCTATTTCCAGATGGGGAGAAGATGGGGATGGAGCTGTTGAGTATAAATCCGATGATGCTAAAGAGAAATTGTTAAATGAATTAACAGAAAATAGTGAAGACTATATGTATGTTTACGAAGATGGACACATAGTTAAAAAAGATAAATGCTATGATGATAATGATGATGATGATGATGAATACTGGGATGACGATAACTGGGATGACTAGGAGGACTAATATGATGTTAGAATTATTTACAATGACACAACAAGAGAAGATAGAATTTATAAAAAAATATCTGGAAGAAAAAAATGTAAAGTATAAAGCAGACAAAAGAGGCAATATATGGGGAATAAATTTCCCTAATAAAGTATGTTTTGTATCACATATGGACACAGTTGCAAAATCAGATGCAGAATGTAGAAAGCCAATATTTATATGCGATAATATATTATTCAAAATAAATGCTGTTCTTGGCGCAGATGATACTGCTGGTAATATATTAATATTAAATCATATAGATAAAATAAATTTTATATTCACAACTGATGAAGAAACTGGCTGTAGAGGCGCTAAAGTGCTTGCTAAAAACGAAGAGTTCTTAAATGATATAGAAAGTATATCTGGGTTTATAGAACTTGATAGAAAAGGGAATAGTGACATTATAGGATATACTCACGGATATTGTGAAAAAGATTTCTTAGATGCTATACAGGAAGTTCTGACAGAACATAAAGATGTGAGAGGTGTTCTAACTGATATAGATGAATTTATACATCTTAAACCCGGTGTGAATATTTCTGTTGGATATTATAATGCACATAGTACAGACGAAATATTAGATTTAGTATATCTGGAAGAGTTAAATGACAAGATTTTAGAACTCGCTAATATAGAGGGAGATTTTGAAATTCCTAAGCCTAGATATACAAAAATAAAAAGTGCAAATCGTGTAAATTATAGTAATTATAGTTTTGGTGACAGTCTAAAAGTTCAATGTGATCGTTGTGGTAAATGGGTTAGCTATTATGATACAGAAGAAATTAATGGTAAAACAATATGTATAGACTGTATTGATGAATTAGTCACACTTGGACTTGGAGATTACTCTGGTAATTATTTATAGTATGTTACACACCCTAATAATTATCTTAATAATTACCTTAATATATATATTATACAACTATGAATTTAAGATGATTAAATTACTATTTTTGTTCCAGATGTAAGAAAATAAAACAACACTAAGTATTGTTTATCAGAAATAATCCATTCGGATTATTATCTGATACGACTTTACGTAGTAAAGGAGTGATATTATGTTATTAGAATTGAATATTGTAAGACGTTCTCAGTTTGGAGTAGGTTTTATGATAGATTATCAGAATACTGAGAAATTAAAAAGAGGAGATTTTAGATACACAGCAACAAACGGAATGAAGATTGTATCTTCTGATAGTCCAGATATTGGAAATAATATATTATTTATACGTGGAGTAGATAAATCAGAAGATAGAAAGATATTATTCTGTACACATAGAATATTTAGAAATATATTGACTGCTGTTGATGAATTAAATAGAGGTGTATAATGATATGCGAATATAAAGATATTGATGAAATTATAGACTCAGCAACGAAAATTATGATACAGGATGGAAATTGTGATGGTGTAAATTGTAAAAAATGTATGTTTTCTAGGCATAATGTTATAGATTGTGAATATGAATATGATTGCTTTACAATTATAAAATATTTAGCTAAAAAATACAGCAACGAAAAAGACGAAATAGATATAAGTGCATATAAATTAGCCTGCATATTTTTAAATTGTATATATGGAGAAGAAGTTGTAAATCTGGAGGAAGAATAATGAAGAAAATAATTGCGATTGCATTGCTGGCGATAGTAACAAATTGTGCTTATGCGGTAGATTTTATAGTTGCAGAGAGTGTTCATTATAGTAATATAAAGACAAAGCTAAAAGAACTGCATAGCAGATATAATGTTATAAGATGGGAGATAGTTATTGCTGATAAGGGATGTAGATTTTTTCATATAATAGCAGAGGTGTCAGATGATAGAGGATAAAGATTTAAAACTAATTAAGAGCTTATCAGAGCCTTATTATGCGTTTATCAGAAGGGAGACGATAGAAAGTATAAATAAAGATTTAGTAACACGTTTATTAGAGTCTGGTGAGATAATAGATAGTCCGCCAAATGTGATAATAAGTAGAAAACTTTATGATAAAATTAAGGAGGTATAAAATGTGGCTAAGATTTAAAACAAATAAAGATGAATATGCAAAGGTTAATTTTGAAAAATGGAAAAAGAAGGCATCATATACTAAATCTGGATATTATAGTATTTCATATGTGTCTCCATCTTTATTCTGGAATGAAATTCATATGCCAACCGATGAAGAAGATAAAAAACCTTTTGATTTAGTTAAATTTTTAAAAGATAATCTTATCTTGGGGAAATTTGTAATTGGTGCTAATAATTTTTATCTATTCTTTGATAATAGGTCTAACGAATGGAAATTTGGATGTTCAAGTTATTGCCAGAATATTGAGGCGCATTTTAAATTACCAGATAGAAAGGATAGAGAACATATAGCCAGTGTATTAAGCCAAAATAAAATTACACCACAACAATTAAAAGATGCATATAAAGAGCTTGGATGGATATAAGGAGTGATGTTATGATAGAAAGAATGAATAAACTAATAAAAATAAATATGCCTATATTAAAATTGATGTCGAAACATACAAATCTAATATATGAGGACATTAAACAGACGGCGTGTTGTGCATATTGTTTTAACCCAGATATAGATAAATATTTTATAGCTGAAGATATAAAGATGGCATCAAAAATATTAAGAAGAGAATATGCAAAACTAATAAAATATGAGAATGTATTTGGTGTATATGTAAAAGAAACTAAGAGAGTAGAAAAGCTTATGAATAAAATATGTGGCTCATATGAAGAAGAATATACAATAGAAGATGAAATTTTTAAACTAAGCGATGAAGACACTCTAAAAATAATAAAAGAATATATAGGAGATGATAATTATAAGTTTATAATAAAATATTATGAAGTAGGAAATAGTAGATGCGCAGATATATATGGACTAAATGAGTCAAATTGCAGGTCAAGAGTAAGCAGACTTATAGCAAAAATAAGAAAAAATGCAATGCAACATTTTGAATAAAACGTGGTATATATAGTGAAGACATTAATTTGGAGGTGCTATATGTAATGAATAGTATGCAGAAAAAAATGGATAAGCTGTGTAAATCAGTTGAAAATAAATCAAAAATAAAATACTCTACATTAAAAGAAGTGCTTGAATTAGAAGATTATTTTTTTGATGTGGTTGTAAAGAATACTGCTGAACAAAATGGATTAAAAGTAAAATTTATAGGAGAATATTTATGTTTAGAAAGAGGAAGTGATAAAAATGCTTGATAAATTAACAGTGGCACTACAAGCTATATTTGTGTTAGCTAAGATTTTTGATAAAGTAGATTGGTCTTGGTGGTTTGTATTTACGCCATTATATGTATATTTTGGAATATATTTTTTATTAATAATTATGGCTATAATTACAGCAATTATAAACAATAAATAGAAGGGTGTGATATGATGAAAGTAATAAAGAGAGATGGCACAATAGAAGTTTTTGATAGGAATAAAATAATATCTGCAATATGTAAATCTGCAAAAAGAGTTGGTGTATTTATAAGTGATGAAGATAAGAAAAAAGTATGCAATTATGTTGAGACCACTGTGTATCCAGCAGATGTGGTGCAGGTAGATAGATTACATAATTTGGTAGAAATAATACTCACTTCTATACTTCCAGATGTTGCTAAAAGCTATAAGGACTATCGTAATTATAAAGCAGAATATGGTATATATCTAATGAGTGATATAGAGTCTGATGTTAAGAAAGTGCTTGAAGAAGTTGATAGAGAGAATAGCAATAGTAATACCAGATATATATCCACCAAAAGAACAGAGATAGCACAAGGATTTTCAAAAGCTATGTATAAGAAATTATATTTATCAACAGATGTTTTATCTGCAATAAAAGATGGATATATTTATATACACGATTTAAAAGATATGTTACTACCACAATTTAACTGTTGTCTAGCAGATATAGGAAATATATTAAATGGTGGATTTGAGTTAGAGGGTATTAGATATACTGAGCCTAAAGATATAAGAACAGCAATAGGGCAAATTGGAGATATTGTTCAAATAATTTCAGCTCAACACTTTGGAGGACATACTGTTCCAGAAGTTGACAAAATACTTGCTAAATATTATGATATGACAATAATTAACGAATATGACTACATTGAAGATTTTTGTGATTATGGAAGTCCGACAGTATTTCAAATGGCAAGAGAGAGAGCATACAGAGAACTTAAACAATCGCTACAAGGCTTTGAAATAAAAATGAATACAGTTGTATCAGCAAGAGGTTCTTATCCGTTTACTACATTAACCTTCGGAGATGTTAAAAATGATTATGAGGCAGATATAGCTAAGGCTATTCTTGAGGTTAGAATGGAGGGGCACGGAGAAAAAGGATTTAAAAAGAACCTAATATTTCCTAAATTAGTATTTCTATATAATCCAGATATACACGGAGAGGGTAAAGAATATGAATGGTTATTTGACTTAGCAGTTAAATGTTCTGCAAAATGTATGTATCCAGACTATCTATCTCCTATATCTCATAAAAGAGAAAGCAAATGGGTATCACCAATGGGTAAATAATACTGCCCGACGATTTTGAACGTATGCTAAAACGGTGTGCTCAGTTTTGAGTGCTAACGGTTTTCCCCACAGTAATGTGTTTAATCATAGGGATATGATTGGGAATGTAAGTGAGCCTAAGTCCTAACAAATAATGTTGAGGATATGGTAATACCGTGCTAATGTTCTAATATACTTATATTATCTCCATAAAGGAGGTATATATGATAACTATATATAAAATCACAAATTTAAAGAATGGCAAGGTTTATATAGGACAAACAACAAAAAATCCTATTGATAGATTTATAAAACATTATTATAGTAGAAATGAAAAAAGAGCTTATAATATACCTATTAGAATGGCTTTAAGAGAATTTAATAAAGATGACTTTGAAGTGTCTGTTCTACATGAAGTTGAAAATAGACTAGAAGCAGATATTCTTGAAAAAGAAGAAATAAGAAAACATAAATCAAATGACATAGAGTTTGGCTATAATGTTGCAAGTGGTGCTATCGGAGGAGATACACTAACAAATCATTGCAATTTACAAGAAATAAAAGAAAAAATAAGTCAAAAATGTAAAGGTGGATTAAATGTTAATGCAAAACCAGTAATATTAATTAATGATAATGATAAAATTATATTTGGTTCTGCTTCTGAGTGTCATCAATATTTATGTTCAATAGGTATAAAAATATCTCATAGTTCGGTAAAAAGAAAATGTAGTGGTATTATAAAAAATAATATAAAGTATATTGGTACAAAGTGTAGAGGCTATCACACGTATGTAGAGAAGTGTGTTAGGGTTGATATTAGCACAACCCGAAGTGGAATCGCTACTAGAACAGTAGAAGATATAGTCCAACCAATTTAGGGAAACCGAGTATAGAAATATGCGATTGGTTGTGTAGAGCTTATCTATCTGATTATAGAGATGAAGAAACTGGGGAATTAGTATTTACTGGAAGATTTAATATAGGGGCAATTAGTCTTAATTTACCTATGATATATATGAAAGCAAAAACAGAAAAATTAGATTTCTATAATGTGTTAGACTATTACCTTGAAATGATAAGAGATTTACATAAAGATAGATATGAATATCTGGGAAAAGCAAAGGCGTCATCAAATCCACTTATGTTCTGTCAAGGCGGTGCTTATGGTGGTAATCTTAACCCAGATGATAGAATAGCTCCACTATTAAAGTCTGCAACTGCCTCTTTCGGTATAACAGCCTTGAATGAATTGCAGATATTACATAATGGAAAAAGCCTTGCAGAAGATAATAAATTCTGTGTTGAAGTTATGGATTTTATAAATAAACGTGTTTCAGAATATAAAGAAAAAGATGGACATTTATATGCTATATATAATACACCAGCAGAAAGTTTATGTGGTACACAAGTACAGCAATTTAGAGATAAGTATGGTGTAATAGATAGAGTATCAGATAAAGAATATTTCACAAATTCAAATCATCTATGGGTTGGAGAGGAGGTTACACCTTTTGAGAAACAAGATAAAGAAATAGAATTATTTAATAAATCAATGGGTGGGCATATAGGATATGTAAGAATATCTAATCCGTCTAATCTATCTGGATTAAAAAATATAATAAGAAGAGGAATATCTTTGGGGTATTATCAAGGAGTAAACTTTAATGCTTGTTTCTGTGAAAACTGCGGATATACAGGAAATGATTTCGGAGAGAAGTGCCCAAGATGTGGAAGTACAAATATAGATGAAACAAATCGTACATGTGGATACTTAGGATATTCAAGAAAAAGAGGAGATAGAACTTTTAATGATGCAAAAATGGCAGAAATAAGAGATAGGGTTTCAATGTAGAAAGGAAGTGATTATGTGAACTATATAAAGATAGATAGTTGCGACCTAAATAACGGAGATGGTGCTAGAGTAACATTATGGGTAACAGGGTGCAATATTAGATGCGATGGCTGTCATAATTCTCAGATATGGGATTTTGCATCTGGTAAAGAATTTACAAAAGAAACTATGGAAGAACTAAAGCGATTACTATCAGATAAATTTATAACTGGATTAAGTATATTAGGTGGGGAGCCTTTAGCTCCTCCAAATAGGGATACAATTATAGAAATATGTAAGGAAATAAAATCTTCTTTCCCAGATAAGGACATATGGCTATGGACTGGATATGATATAATAGACTACAATGCCTTATGCCATTCTGATATTCCAGATGTAGATTATATAATAGATGGGTATTATAATAAAAATAAACCTACTACTAAGAAATGGAGGGGGAGTGATAACCAAAGAATGTTTAAGAAATCTGGAACTAGACTTATAATGATTGATTAATAAAAGGAGTGATAGAGAATGAAAAATTATGAGCAATTAAGAGATGAAGTTGTACCAAAGATAGAGGAATTATTAATTAAAGTGCAAGGAAATCCAGTATCTGAAAATGATTATAAAGAAATAATAGATGCTCTTACAGATTTCAGCAGGGCTATGGTTGATTTTTCAATAGGTGTATGTATATTAGCACAAGCAATAAATCCAGACCCAGTTGCAGAAACTGGGGAATATGATGAAGATGTAAAACAATTAACTATGAAAGAGGGTAGATAGAATGAATATTTATAAAAAATTAACATCACTACAAAATGAATTACAATGTGGAAAGAATAACTATAATGCATTTGGAAAGTATAAATATCGTACTTGCTCTGATGTTCTAGAGGCACTAAAACCGCTATTGTTAAAACACGGACTTGCAACATTTATTAATGATGAACTTGTTTATATTGATGGCAGATTTTATATTAAAGCAACTGTAAAAGTTATTAATATTGATAAGACAGATGAAATGATTGAGGCTAGTGCATTAGCAAGAGAAGGGGATAGCCAATCTGGAATGTCGCCAGCTCAAATAACAGGTAGTGCATCTTCATATGCTCGTAAATATGCTCTAAATGCTATGTTTAATATTGACGACGTAGAGGATGACGACGTAACAAATACACACGGGAAAGAAGAGGTTGAATCTGGAACAGTAAAAAAAGAACTTACTAGAAATGAAATGATTGAAGTATTCAACTCTATGGCTAAAGAAAAACGTGATGCAATACTTGCTGAGTACAACAAAGATAGAGCAAAACCAGTTTCAGATGGAAAATATTTAACAACAGAATTTTTAAGAAATGCAATAAAATAATTAATATAAAAGGAGAGTAGATAAATATGGCAGATAAAAAAACTTATGATTCAAATTTACAAATAGCTTTATGGGAAAGACAAAGTCCAAGAGATGGGAGTGTATTCCTATCTGGACAATTAGAAATAGATGGCGTTAAATATAATGTAACACTAAATGAAAGTAATTCAGACAATCCTAAGGCTCCTAAGTGGAGAGGTAAATTAAAACAAGCAGACTAAAAAAGAATATGAGGCACCCATAGTGGTGCCTTTTTAATTATAAGGAGGTATTATAATGAATATAAGGAAGACAATATTAGAAACATTGATTGATATGACGATAGCTATTTTATAGAGTATGCTAATATACTATTTAACAAATACAGGTATGGGTGCTATTGGATTTTATATATTTAGTTTTATATATTTCTTAATTGCTGTTATAGTAAAAAACAAATTTAAAGGAGAATAATATGAATAGCGTATTACAAGCTAAATGTAAAAATTTAGGATTAAATCTTAAGGACTTATTTATTCTTGAATATCTTAAAAACAAGTATATATTTGTAGAAGAATTTAAATCTTCTGATATAATTAGTGAAAATCCATTACTTGAAACAGCAGATATAAAATCTGCATTAGAAAAACTAGAAGATTGTGGGCTTATCTATATGGATAAAGAATGGGATAGAGGAATATTTGCTATAAGTTTTGGATTAGAAAAAATGCTTGACCTATATAAAATAGAAGATGTAGAAATTAAAAAAGAGAAAAAGAGAAGAAATAAGAAATCTGGATTAGAAATGAATGAAGATGAAAAAGCCATATTTGAGTTCTACTCAACACTTTCTTGTCTTCCAGATTATAAAAAGATAACTGAAAAAGGATTATATGCTATGAAATCTGCGTTATCTCAATATAGTCTAAATGACATTAAAGATGCCTTAGCATATGCAAATGAGCAACAATGGCTTATAAGAAAGACTAATGAACCTTGGTGTAATTTTCATTGGATATTAACTAGAATAGGAGATTTTATTGTAGGTGGTAAATATAGAAATAAGAAACAAGAAGTAAAACAAGAAAGTATAATTCCTATGAGTAAAGTGAGCGTGATATTATGATTAAAGATTATGATATCTACCAACACTGTGGTGATTGTATTTATTTTGCAGAATGCGAAATAGATTGGGAGGAGTGTGAGTATAGTGATAAAAATTGGGAGTAAAGTAAGATACACTAATGCATTATCGCAACTATCAAGAGAAATAGGAACTGTAAAAGAAATAGAAGAGGGCGATGTGGTATTAATTTACTATCCAGATTTAGAGAATGGAGAATTAATAGATAATGTGGCGTTCTTACATAATAATAACAGAAAATATAACGAAGAAAAATACATCTGGTTAGATATAAAATTATTAGAAGAAGTAAAGGAGGATAATATGTTTCATTCATCGCACTATGAGGGAGCAATAGAACCAATACAATTTATTATGGCTAACAAAATGACTTTTAATCGAGGAAACATCATTAAATACGCTACAAGGGCTGGTAAGAAATCTGGACAAGAAAAACTAGATATACATAAAATAATTGATTATGCTATGTTGATGGCTATTGAAGAGGGAGTTGATATTAATGAAGATGAATTAATAGACTTAATAAAATATAGAATGAAATGGAAAAAGGAAAGGGGAGATAAATAATATGGATAAGGCGTATAATATAATTTCACATATAGCAATAATAATGAGTATTATTAGCGCAATATTAGGAATAATAGATGGAAATCTTGAGTCTGCTCAATTAGATATTGTAACGTGCGGTGTATTATTAATATTAAGAAAGATAGAGGAATAGGTGATAAATAATGAATTTACAACCACTAATAGAACTATATAATACATTATATGAAATAACTAAAGATAAATTCTATATGAATAGAATAGCAATGTTAAAACTATGGGATATGATGAGAGGTAATGCTAATGGAAGATAAAGAAATGTATTGGTTATTATTTAAAGCAACAGGAAAAATAGAATATTATTTAAAATGGAAAGGGGTAGATATTAATGTTGAGTCTTGAGAAAGGTATAGAGCTTGCATATAGTAAGCTTGAAGAACCAGTAATTCACGGAAACCAGATTAATGCAATATGTCCATTTTGTGGAAGTCCTAAAAAGAAATTCTATATGAATAAAGAAACAGGATTATTTGATTGTAAAACTGGAAAATGTCAAGCTAGAGGTCATATAAATAATCTTCTTGAAAAACTTGGAGTAGACGAAAGAGTTGAATTTAAAGGAGAAATAGAAAAGAGTGAAAAGAAAAGAATTAATATTGATATTTCCAGATTTAAAGATTTAGAACGTAGTGATGAGATAGTAGAGTATATGGAAAGTAGAGGTATTACATATGAAACACTTGTGTCTACTGGATGTATGAGAAAAGGTAATGCATTAGCTATGCCAACATATAAAGATGATGAAATAGTTGGTGTATCTTATAGAACTCCAGATAAAGTAATATGGCAAGAGGCTGGTAGTGGACAATACCTATGGAATAGAAGTAATCTGGATAAAGAAAATAAAAGAATATATATAACAGAGGGTAGATGTGATTGTCTTACATTGATTGAGATGGGATATGAAAATTGCATTAGTATGCCAAATGGATGCTCATCTTTAGAATGGATAAATCAAGAATGGAACTTGTTAAAAGAGTTTGAGGAAATAGTTTTACTGTATGATAATGATACACCGGGTAAAAACGGATTTGAACAAGCTAAAACTCGTCTTGATTTTGCAACTATATTCACTATTAATCTTGGTAAGTATAAAGACATTAATGAGGCTTATATGGAAGATAGTGGATTTCTATACAATGCTTTAGAAAATGCAAAAGAAGTTCAGATGGATGGATTTGTATCTTTAGATGGTGTATCAACTTCTGAAGGCTCTGGTGTTGAACTTTATAGTTGCGGTATCCCACAGTTTGACAGAATATTTGGTGGTATTAGACTTGGAGAGAGTACAATCATATGTGCATCATCTGGAACAGGAAAAACAGTAGTGCTTTGTAACTTTATAAAAGGTATATTATCACAAGATGAAAAAGTAGGTTTGTTCTCTGGGGAGCTTACTAATGCCAGTTTAAAAGCTTGGATATATTCTGTAATAGGTGGAGCACAATCAGTTAATTTAGACCCACATCCATTTAGAAAAGGAGAATTTATTACAAGTATCAAAAAAGAATACGAAGACCAGATTGATAAAAAAGTTAGAGGAAGATTGTGGATTTATGATGGTGGTAAATCTAATGCATACTTAATGCTAAAAAACTTCTCAGCTCTTAATAAGAGATTTGGTGTTAAATACTTCTTTATAGATAACTTATCTATCTTAGATATGTCTGTAAAAGGTATGGGGCAATATGAGGCTGAAGACCACTTTGCTAAAACACTTGCTGAATTTTGTAGAACACATAAATGCCACGTGTTTCTATTTGCACATCCTACTAAACAAAACTTAAATACTGATGCAGATTTTATAGATAGAAGTGGTAGAGTAAAACCTATACAAAGATATGACCAATATTCAGTAAGAGGTAGCGCAACTCTTGTAAACTTATCTCATAACATAATGTTCTTAATGAGAGCAAAAGAATGGGAGAAACAATATTTTATACAAAATATGAGAGATTCATATACAAAGTTAAATCAAAGTGCAGAATTTAATTCAGAAATATTACCATTATTAAAAGATGAGTTTTCATTATTTGCATATCTAGTAAAGAATAGAGGTAGCGGTAAAACATTTGAAGATGCATTGTTTGGATATGACGCCAATACAAGAAGAATATATGGACTATTAACAAAAATTGAAGACCTATCAAGAGAAGTTGATTTAGAAGAGGAGGATATAGATGAGCAAGAACTTGAAATTAACTACAATGATTTCTAATACAGGTGTGAACTTAGAACATATAGATGGAAACAGATATATGCTTGATTACTCTTTAATATCTGGAGAAAGAATTAGTCATAGCAATATAAAAAATATACAATATACATTTCGTGGTAAGCCTATGTATTCTAATAGTAACAATATACTATATCTGACAATAGATGACAATATAGGTAGTGGAGAGATAATAGTATTAGAACATAATCTGGATAAAATAAATAAAATAATAAAAGAAATAAATGATATATACTTACCAATTAATTTAGAGGAGGATACAGATGAAGTTACAGCCAGCAATAGTAAGATTATGCCAAGATTTAAATTTGGAACATACTCAGTCGCAATCGACGCTATCGATATTAAAAACTTGTGTTGCGATAGATAATCAGTTTATATATGTTACCGCTTTTGGTAACACTGCTGAATATTTAGCTAAATATGGAAAGAAAGGTGGTAGGGTACTTTTTAAAGACTGGGATTTAGATGTAAAAAGAGTTAATGATAAAACAGTATATGATTTTACAGTAAGAAAAATGGATGTAATAGATTTTAAGGAGGAAATATAATGTTAGATTTAAAATTTAGTAGAGAAAATGATATGATAATAGGATTATCAAAAAGAGATGAAGACGCTGGATATGATTTATATATAGACCCAGTTTGGTTTGATAGTATATCAAATGATGGAAAACTATGGATGAAACCGGGCGATATGTGTATGTTCAGTACAGGAATAAGAACAGTATTTTCAGACGATTATGTAGCTATATTACACGAAAGAGGAAGTACAGGTAGCAAGTGTATGTCTGTAAGATGTGGAGTTGTTGATAGTGGATATAGAGGAATCTGGAATGTAATGTTAAATAATACTGGAGAAAGAGATATACTTATTTGTAATCCAGATAAAGTTAATTTATCAGATATAGCTAATGACTACCAAATACCATTTATAGCATATCCAATAACTAAAGCAATAGCTCAAGTAGTATTTCAGAAAGTACCAAAAACAAATCTGGAAGAAGTAAATATAGAAGATATATTATCTATTGAGTCAGAGAGAGGAGATGGAAAGCTTGGTTCAAGTGGTAAATAATATTTATTGTTCCAGATTGAAACAATCTGAAAGATTGTTGAAATAGAGAATGTGAAACATTCGATATATATAATATATATTAAGATAGTTATTAAGATAATTATTACGGTATGTAACAGTTCGAAAGCTGTACACTGAAATAGAACAGGAGGAACTATGTGGAATTAATAAAAACGTATAGGGTATATGATAAATTCTTTATAAAGACCAATGAGAATGGAGCAAATAAATGGTATGAATATGATAGAGATAGATGCATATTTAAAGAGATAAAATATATCGAGTATAAGAATTTTGCATATAAATATACTGGTAAAGAAATGTATAATAACTTATTTATGTTAGAGGTTGAAGATTTTATAGAATTATGTTATGATAGAATATTTAGTTATTAGGAGAGGATATGGTATATTTATTTTTAGCGATAGTAGTATTTATAATAATTATTATTTTTCCTCAATAGGAGAAAATAAAACAGATGATATAGATATAGACGACAGAGATAGGTACGGGGATGTTTCTAGGTAATATTTATTAATAAGGGAGTGATATTATGTCAAGTTATTCATCATTAAGTAGTTTTACAAAATGCAAATGGAAGAGAGTTCTTAATAGTTATTTTAAAAGAATACCACAAAACACTGATGCGTTAGTATTTGGTAGTGCATATCACCTATCAATAGAGAAGGGATTATCAGAAGGTTTAGAGTATTTAAGAAAAAATAATCTGGAAGATAAAAGTGATTTATTAACAGAAATGGTTGTTAGATTTATGAAGTTCATAGGAGAACATAATATAAAAATACTAGAGCACGAAATTAAATTTGAAATTACAGTAGAAGGATGTGAGGATAATGTATATAATGGCTATATAGATGCAATAGGAGAATACAACGGAGAAATATATCTTATGGAGTTTAAGACAGCCTCTAGCATATCTATTGAACACGTAAATATTGATAGTCAAATGACTTCATACTTATGGGCTTGCAAAGAGCTTGAGATATATAATCCTAAAGGCGTATTATGGATATGTAATAGAAAAGCAAGTGAAAAACAGCCTACGCTATTAAAGAACGGTAATTTATCTACTGCTAAAAATCAAGGTGTGCCTTATAGAGCATATAAAGAAAAAGCAGATGAGATATATGGAGATGATAAGCCACAAAACATATTAGACTTTATGGAATGGTTAAAACAAAACGAAAGCCCATCAATAGCTATGGTTGTTACAACTAGAACTGATGCGCAAATAGATGCCTATGGAAATCTTGTAAGAAGATTAGTTCCAGAAGAAACAGCTCTATTACGTAAAGTTAGAGAAGACGGTATACTATCAGTAAAAGAAGAGTGTTGTCCGTTCCCCGGACAACTCTGTATGAAGTCTTGCGACAGAAAGGACATATGCAAGTATATACTTGAACAGGACGGCGTTTTAGTTGAAGAATACGTAGATGAACTAAGAAAAACTCTGGAGGATAGTGTAGATGATATCGAATAAAAAATATATAATAATAAAAAAGTACACGAAAGATAGTGAGCACATAAAAGGGAGAGGTATATAAAAAAGAATATAATATACAAAAATTAAAAGTTTGCGAGTATTTAAAAGAATTAAAATATAATGATAGCATAGTGTCAAAAATTGAAAGTTTGGAGGTGTATAATGCAGATAATTAAAGACGGAGATAAAACAGTGTTCTTTGCCGAGGGCAATATGCCCTCCTTGAAGAACGGTAAGGTTAAAACAAAATGGGGGCTTATAGCCTCCAAAGCCGTTAGGCGTTATCAAAAAGAAAGAGGTGGGCAATGGTTTGATGATGAATTTAGAAAAGAATTTCTTAAAGAGTTAGAGAGCAAAGAGTTTCCAGTAAGATTACATATGTACTTTGTTAGAGATAGTAGAAGAAAATTTGACTATGTAAATGCTTGTCAATTACCACTTGATTTATTAGTTAAGGCTAATCTATTACCAGATGATAACGCAGATTATGTTATACCTGTTTTTGACGGGTACCATATAGATAAGCAAAATGCTGGTGTAAAAATATGGGTTGAGTAAGAAAGGAATGATGTTTATGTTAGAAATGAAAGCATTAGATAAGAGCAGAAAGGCAATAGTTATTACTGATGATTGTGATGATAGCGCTATGCTATTTAGTTATGATACTTTTATATGTAAACTAGTGTCTGGTCAATTAGTACAAGTTAGTGACTACTGGGATTATAGTAGAACTACAATGAAACATTTGAAGATGTTTATAGATGAATATGCCAGATTTAATTATGTTGATAAAAAAGAATTTGAAAAAAGAATAGAAGAATTATAGGAGAGTAGATAGTATGAATAAAATAACTGGAACAATAATTAATGGATTTAAGGTTTTAGAAGTAAGAAAAGATGACGTAGTTAAAGTTAGGCATATGGAAACAGGAAAAGTGTCATATGAGCATTTAGGTGATTTAAGAAAGAATAAAGTAAAAGTAAAATAAGAAAGGATTTGATAAGATGAAGAATTATACGTTAACACATTTACACTCAATATATTCGGTGGGAGACAGTACGACTCCCCCGGAGCTATACATAGAAAGAGCCAAAGAATGCGGTATGAAAGCTATAACGTTTACTGAACACGGCAATGTATATAATTTCATAAAGAAAAAACAACTTTGTGATAAGGCGGAAATAAAATTTATTCTAGGTGTAGAAACATACTTAACAAAGACTCACGAAGAAAAAGTAAAAGATAACTATCATACAATCCTAATAGCAAAGAATAAATCTGGGATAGAAGAATTGCTAGAAGTAATTACAATGGCAACAGATAAAGAACATACATATTACAGACCCAGATTATCATTTGAAGAATTTTGTAACTTATCAGATAACATAATAACAACATCAGCTTGCCTAGGTAGCCCTCTGGCGAACTTAGATGAGAATGATGAATGGTATGAAAAACTTATTAATAGATATGATTATCTTGAGATACAACCACATTCAGTTGATAGACAAATAAACTATAATAAGAAACTTTTTGAGCTAGCTCAGAAATATGATAAGCCATTAATATCTGGTACAGATGTACACGAAATAAATTCTTATAAGCAAGAATGTAGAGCAATCTGGTTAATAGGAAAAGGATATGATGATGATGTAAGAGAGTTTGATTTAACATTTAAATCTTATGATGAGCTAGTTGATATGTATAAGAAACAAAATGCTTTACCAGATGAAGTATGGCTTGAGGCAATAGAAAATACAAATAGATTAGCTGATAGCGTAGATGACTTTGAATTAGATTATAGTTTTAAGTACCCAGATATATATAGTAATCCATATGATGAAATGTTTACAAGAGCATACGATGAACTAAATAGGCAAATAAAGGATGGAATATTAGATGAAGATATGTTTGATATATATTCAAGTAGAATAGATGAAGAATTAAAAGTGTTTGAAAAACAAGGTATGTGTTCATTCATATTATTTATGAGCCAGCTTATTAGCTGGTGCAGAGAACAAAGTATACCAATAGGATTTGGTAGAGGTTCTGTTACTGGAAGTTTAGTGTGTTATCTATTAAATATAATAGATGTTGATGCAATAAAATGGAATACTAACTTTGCCAGATTTGTAAATGAGGGTCGTATTAGTCTTGGAGATGTAGATACTGACGTATCGCCAGATGATAGAGCAAAAGTGTATGCGTATATAAGAGAACAATTTACAGATGAAAAATCAGCATACATAACAACATTCCAAAAATTAAAAGTAAATAGAATTATAGACGATGTCGGTAGAGCACTTAATATGCCAGAATATGAGAAAGCTAAAATTAAAAAGGGATACAATGACTTAGAGCTAAAAATGAAAGCAATACAAAAAGAATTTGAAAATGATAAAATAACACAAAAAGAATTTGACGCAAAAGAACTAGAAATAGAAAAAGAGATAGATGAATATATGTCTCAGTTCAAAGATGTTTTCAAATATTATAAAGGATTATCTGGAGCAATATCAGCAGTAGGTATTCACGCTTGCGGAATGATAGGTAGTCCAATAAATCTAATTAATTCTATAGGATTATATAAAAATGAAAAGAAAGATTGTTGGGTATCTCAATGCGATATGAAAAATGTTGATAGTGTAAACTATGTTAAATATGACATATTATCATTAAAGACATTGCAAGTTGTTAGAGACACATTTAAAATGGCTGGAAGACAATATCCTAGGTCGTATGAAATAAACTGGAATGACAAAAAAGTATTTGAGGATATGATAACCTCACCTATTGGATTATTCCAGATGGAAAGTCAGTCGTCGTTTGAATATTTAAAACAGTTAAAGCCACAATCTGTTGAAGATATATCGTTTGTTAACGCAATAATAAGACCATCTTGTGCATCATTTAGAGATAATGCTATACAAAAAATATTAAACAAAAACCCAACAAAAGAAATAGATGACTTATTATCTGGAACATATGGATATTTAATATATCAAGAGCAGATAATAGAATTCTTGCAAAAGATATGTGGATTTACAGCATCAGAGGCAGATACAATAAGAAGAGCAATAGGTAAAAAAGATAAGGCATTATTAGATATGTGGTTACCAAAAGTAGAGGAGGGATATGTTAAAAATTCATCTAAAACAAGAGAAGAGGCAACTAAAGACTTTCATACATTTTATGTTATATTACAACAAGCCTCTGATTATGGGTTAAAAATAGCTCATATAAAATCCTTTTAATTTCTGGGAAAACTCAATGAGTTAATCAGAAGCCAAGGCTCCCCAAAGCTAAGGAGGTAACAATGAAAGAAATTTTAGATAAAATATATGTAACAACTTGCGGAAGAATATTTGTGAAAGAGTCGCCGTATAGAACAATAAAATCACTAGGAGAAAATCCAACATTGAGAGGAACATTCTTGAGATTTATAAGAAGGAACAACCTAAAAGAAGAAGATTTTGATATAGAAGACACAGGAATGAGAGGAGGTGGAAACCATAAATTATTTTATTTTAAATACAAAAAATGGAGCGTTCCATTCTTAGAAATAAAAGGAGCAGTAGACTCGTATGGATATATAATTGTAAGTTTATTTGGTAAAAGCTATAAAGCACACAGAGTTATAATGCAATATTTTAAACCAATAGATAACTATGATAAAATGCAAATAAACCATATTGATGGCAACAAAACAAATAATTGTATATTAAATCTGGAATGGTGCACTAGCAAAGAAAATATAAATCACGCTTGGAGAACAGGACTAGCGAAAGCAGACGCAGAAAGACAAGAAAGAGGAAGACAAACAACTATATCAAAATTATCGATAGAACATGTGATGAACCCAAATTACAAAGGACAAAAACCGAACATAAAAAGCTTTTTAAGAGCAAGAGGGTTAAGTTGGGATGATTACGAATATGTTATAACTGGGAGAACAAAAAGTAGACACGCTTTAGGATATTTAAAAAAGAAAGAAAGATAATAAAATTGGGGAGCAAGGTTCAACGACTAGGGTACAGCTACAAAGTTGTAAAGTACAGCCAAGCAAATGGGTTCGATTAACATTCGATTAAATGGAAACGGAGGACACATATATCAAGAGGTATATTGTGAAGATATAGTCTGCTCTGTATGGCGACATACAGCTCAAAGGCGTATGAGTTGCGAACATGCGTAAACATAAAGGTTTCACGGAACCATTCAATAGCATACTCTATGATGACATATTTAACAGCCTATGTTAGATATTATTATCCGAAAGAATTTATATGTGCCTATATGAATAATGCAACAGATGAGAGTGATACAACAAATGCTGTTATTCTTTCCAGATTAAAAGGTATAGATATTATACCAGCTAAATATAGATATTCAATGGGCAATGACATTGTGCGTGATGATGTGCTATATAAAGGCGTGAAGAACGTCTTAAATGTATCTGAGATAGTGGGTGATGATTTATACCAACATAGTAAAGAGAATAGCTATAATAGCTTTATAGAGGCTCTGGATGGCATTATGAAATTGGCAAGTACAAATAAAACTAATATAGAAACATTAATCAAGATTGATTACTTCTCTGAATTTGGTAAAGCTAAAAAATTACTTAAACTATTCCAGATATATCAAGATATGCAGGGAAGAAAACAAATGAATAAAGATTCAAAAGTATTGCAGGATAGACCGGGAATAAAGAAACTTATTATAAAGAAATTAAAAGATGGAGTTGATGGATATAGTTGTACACCAAAGATGTATAAAATAGATTGGCTAGATATAGTTAGCACTATTGAAAATATGTTACCAGATGAAGACTTCTCTGTTAAGGAACGTATAGAAAATCAATTATCATATCTACATTATATTAAAGATGAAAAATTAAAAAGGTATCAAATTGGTATTGTTAAGTTTAAAAGTAAATATGATAGTTGGTGTATAAAAATAGGAGATAATGATTTCTGGTATAAGAATTTATCTGGAAAGGAGATTGATAGAGGTGACTTGATTTTAATTAATAATGCATCTGAATATAAGGATAAGAGAGGAAGGATGCAAAGAAATCTTATGGATATTAATGTATTAAATCTGGACAGAAGAAAACAAGATAAGAAGTAGGAGTGATAGAATGAGAGTAGAATTAAGAGATTATATTGACGTTTGGCAAAATATTAAAAATGCAACATTAAACACTATTAGTAAGAGCAAAGGCTCTTACCCAGATAGTGAATGGAAAAGAAAATTATTATTATCAGAACACTCGCCTATTAGAAAACTAAAATTTGGATGGAGATGGGTAGATATAAAGAGCTGGGTTTCAGTTCACTTTGTAAGACATAAGTATGGTATAGAACATTTTGTTTCAACCAGAAGAACAGATAGAACTGGTATAGATAGAAATGCTTTAAGACAGGACGAATTAGTTAATCACGAATGTGATGCTAATGCTCAAGCAATTATAAATATATCAAGAAAAAGATTATGCAACTGCGCATCCCCAGAAACAAGAGAGGCTTGGACTAAATTCTTAGATGAAGTAGTTGCTCCTAATGAGCCAGAATTAAGAAGTGTCTGCGTTAAAGAATGTGTTTACAGGGGCTTCTGTCCAGAGATGTTCCCTTGTGGGCATAGTAAAACAGAGAAGTTTAAGGAGGAATTAAAACAATATAGAGGTGAATAAATGAAAGTTAGTATGAATTTAGAATGTTTTAAAGAATGGTTTAAATACAATTACAGAGCTGGTAATAGATATGATATTTATTGTTCCAGATTGGAAATAGCAAATAGTTTAGTTAAATCATTAGAAATAATATATGAACATAAAGGTTTGAATATAAGAAAAATAATTAGTCACAATTCAATAAGTGATATGAAAGATGATGTTGTATTAGTAATAGAGAAATAGGAGTGATAGAATGAATAATAATCAAATAAACTGTAAGGCTATATATGATAGAATGGTAGAAAATATAAAGGCAGATATAGAGCAACTTGGTGTAACACCTGTATTTTATATATTAAAAGGAGAAGAAAATTATGGTTCTAATATATATATGAATTTAAAAGTAAAGACAGCAGAAGAATGTGGTATCGTAGCATATATAAAAGAAATATTACCAGATGAAGTTAGGGATAAATATATTAAAGATAAATATAATAGTGACGATTACTGGAGATTAAAAGACGAAGACAGAATTAAATTATTTAATGATGGGTATATAGACTATGGGGTTGCAATATTACAACTTCCGGCAAGCGAAAAGATGATTAGTAGATTTGAAGATGATTTTGCAGATGTAGACTATTTAAATAACTACACATTATTTAATATAATAGAAAACACATATAAAGAATATGAAATTCCAGCAACAGCAAGAGGAACAATAACTGTACTAGAAGAAGAGCTAGGAAATTTATCTGGAAAGAAAATAGCAATAGTTGGCTGTAGAAGTGAAACAGTAGGAAAATACTTATCTTATATGTTATTAAATAAAAATGCAACAGTTTCATTGTATCATAGTAAATCAATAATAAAAGATGGAGAATTTGAAAATTATGACGCTGTTGTATCTTGTGTTGGAAAAGCTGGACTAATATCTCAAAAACATTTTGGTAATAAGAAAGGATGTATATGTATAGATATAGGAGTATCAAGAGGGGATGATGGAAAAGTAAAAGGTGACTTCGATATAGACATTAGAGAGCACCAAAGATTTACACCTTATGTAAATGGTATGGGGCTATTGACAAGAATATTTCTTATGGCATCAGTTATAGGTAAATATATGCCAGATAAAATATTAATGATTACAGATAATGGAATTAAATATATATAGAAAGGAAGTGGACGATATTTATATAGTTTATAAAGAAACATTAAATATTGCGCTAGAAAAATGGTGGGATGAAAAGACATTCTCAGATATGATGAATGAAACTAATAGCATTAGTGAGTCAATACTAAAAGCAAAGAAAGCAAAAGAAAATGCTGGTATAAACAACTATGCTAGAATACCTAGTAAATTCTTTTCTCCAGATTTTAAACCAATAGAGAATGAGGCAGTCGATAGACTGCTAGTTCTCATAGCTGGCTATATAGCTACATACTGTTCTTGTTATAGTAGAATAAAAATAGATAAGATAGCTAACAAGGTTGGTGTTGATAAAGACACATTACGTGATTACGTGGAAAGGTATGGCGACATATATGATTTAGAATATGAAGTAGAGAAAGATAGATTTAGAAGAGTATGGAGGTATATTAAATATAGGAGGTAATATGGAAATATTTTTACGTTTTATAGCGTTAGTAATTGGTGTATTTGGTCTTGTTGTACTTATTGATATGATAATAGATAGAATTATTGCTATATGGGTTGGAATTCCAATGTGTGTAATTATTATTTTTGCAATATGTGTATTGGGAGGAATAATATGATTACTTGTAAAGATTGTAAATATTTTAGTCAAGAATTAGGTGGTGCATATTATGATTTTAAAAACGGACATTGTATATTAAATACAACTGAAGATTGGATAGAAGTAGTTGACCCAGATTATAATCATTGTGATAAAATTGAGGAGGTAGATAAATAATATGTTAAGATGTTTGTTTTGGACTTTATTTGGATTTTTTATGGTTGCATTACTAATTGCTTTTGGCGTAGTATTTATGTATGTTTTAATTTTTATTTTTAATTTTGTTAGTATAATATTTGGAGAAATAATAGGTCTTACAGCATTGCTTATTATACTTATAATAATTGTTTGGTTAATGGTATGCTTTATAGAGGAGGAGATATAATGTTTACAATATTGCTAGCTTTAATAGAGGCTTGTTCTGGAGTAGCGTTTGAGGAATTATATTTTGCGACTTTTATACTTGACTTATTTGCAATAAATACTATTGATAATCTATAGGAGAGTGATATAATGGAACCAATTATTAGCCCAGCTTTTATTTATTTATTAAGTATTATAGGTAGTATCAAAGCACTATTGTTTATTGTAGTTATTGTTGGTGCATTTACTTGTGCAGTAGTAATAGCTTGGTGCCTAGATGATGGAAAGAAAATACCTAGATGTGTTAAATGCGGAGCCGTAGCAATAATTATTGCCTTATTATTAAATATTTTTATGCCAGATAGAAATACACTAATAGCAATGTATGCAACAAAATATATTACAGTAAATAACATTAAATCTGGAAAAGAAATAGTAATAGATACAATTAAAGAAGTAGTAGATGCAATAAACAATGAGAAAAAATAATGAAGAAAATTATAGCTTTTTATCTTTTATCAGCAACAGCATTTGGATATTTTATAAGTCCAGATATAAATAAAAAAGAGAGGCGTTATGCCTCTCCTCTATATAGTTTACATTCTCTTTCTCTTCTTGCAATAAGAACAGGAAGTTTTCTGCCTTTTGAATAAACCCATTTACTTAACTCTTTACATATCTCATCATCATTAGCTCCACTATTTAATTTCTTTAATAATGTAGATGATATAAAAGCGCCAGAACCAACGTTAAAACAGAATGAAACTAATGCATCATATTGATTTTGAGTTAATTCAACTTCAACCATTTTATTTACTATTCTTTCAGAATATAGAACATCTTTTCTTAAAAACTCTTCAGCCTTTTCTTCAGATATTACATCTCCTTTCTTTACTCCGTTAGTGTGTCCATATCCAATAGTCCATACACCAGCAGGACATAAATAAGCATTAAGTACAAGACCCTCTTCTTTCTTAATAAAATCTATTCCTTTATCACTAATATTCATATAGCACCTCCTATAACTTTTCTGCTAATTTCTCAAGTGTATTATTATTTTTTTCTAATGTATTATTTAGATTTTCTATAACTATTTGGAACTCTCTACGAGTTACATATATATCTGGCAATGATTTATGCTCTCCTTCAAGTTCTTTTATTTGTTCTTTCATCTCTGCAATCTCTCTATCGTGAAGTTTGCTATAATATGCTGTTTCAGATATATCAGAGAAATTTTTACCTATTGCTCCTATAACTAACCCTATTGCTCCAGTTATTATTGTATTACGTACGATTGTGCTCATTATTTATCACCATTATTTATTTCTATTAGTAAATTTACCAACAGCAGAACTTCCAAAGAAACCAGCTAGATAAATTCCTATAATTTGATACATTTTTTCATCTACATATATGTATGTATGAACTTCTCCAGTAAAGAACATAATCCAATACATTATAAGATTAGACAATAGATACAAAGAGAATATAGCTCCAATCATAGGAAACACTAGAGAAATACATTTCTCTAACATAGTACCCATTCTTCCATTTATAAGAGTTTGCATTTTTACTTCTGTTTCAGCCTCAAGTTTAGCAAGCTCTACTTTTAACTCATTTTTCTTATCCTTATCTTCAACAGTTTTATCTACTATATCGCCTATTTTTTTAAATCCATCAGTTATAGCATCTAGTCCTAGCCATTTAGATATTCCCATATATGCCTCCTATTATTTTATCCCCAGAATATATTTGCAGGTTGAGCCTTAGGTGTAACTGTTACATTATATACTATACCATCTGTTTCATATGGACTAGTAAACTTACCAGTTATCTTAGCAGTACCTTGTGCAACACCAGTAACAACACCTGTGCTTTCTACAACAATAGCTTTTGTTGGGTCTGAACTTACCCATTTAGCACCACTGAAACCATCAACAACTGGCATTTGTCCAGTAAAAGTTCCTTCAACTTCTATACTCCTTTCTTCGCTTGATGGCTCTGGAGCTTGTTTTAAAATAGTTATATTCTTAATATATTCCATATTACCAAAAGTTGCACTTATAATAGCTGTGCCTTCAGCAACTCCAGTAACTTTACCATTTGCAACAGTAGCCTTTCCTTTGTCGTATGACTTCCATTTAAGTTTACTATTTGCAATAACATTTCCATTATATTTAAAAATCATATCAATACTAGAGGTAGCCTTAACAGTATCTGGAGAAGAAAATAATCCACTCACATTATTATCTAATACTTCAATATTGAAATTGACTTCTTTTTCATCTTTAGTTATATTTCCAGATGTATTTCCTTTCTTTAGTCCAAATAATTTACCCTCTTTAAATATAGCAGTAGTATCATCTGTAACCTCATATACAAATTCTGAATGATTTAATTCTTTACCATCATATTTCACATCTGGAACAATACAAGTGCCATTTAATAATTTTACAACATTTGAGTTTATATCGAACCAATGATATATAATATCTCCTATTTTATTTGCTTTTATTGTGCCTAATAAAGCGTCTATATATGAGTCAACAGCACTTGGTGTAGATGTAAGTAATACATTCTCAGTACCACTGTTATCAACAGCTATTGCACTATTACCTCTTTTAAATATTCTAACAATTTTATCAACAATAAGATTTGTATTGCAAATCTTTATATAGTCCATTATATACCTCCAATTAATAAAAAAGAGGTGCATAAAGCACCTCGCTAAATGCTTTTAGCTAATTCAATTAAGTAGTTATACTCTTGCTCTGTCCACGCACAGATTTCATAAGTATATATACCTTCAGCCTCACAATATAGTTTAAAACCAAAGTGATAAATTTCTCCATTTGCAGGATTTTTTATCATTAATTTTGAATGATAATCTTTATCGTTCATTAGCTTAAAGTCTGCACTTATACCCTTAGTTTTTAGTGTTGATAATATACCACCAATAGTATTTCTAGTTTTTAAGTGTATCTCCCATCTTTCTATCATTTAGTATCACCAACCTCTTCAGATTTTTCGTCTTTTGCAGGTTGAGATTGAACTGGACAACTTGGTGATGTTATAACATACCCTCCAACGAATGGATTAAATACTATTGAGTAGCGTATGTTTGCAACAACCTCGTTAGCTAAAAACGGAGTACAATCTTCCTTATATACTAGAGTGTTAGTATTGCAGTCCACAACAGAAACCTGTAAATTAGTAGTAGTATCTACATCTGGGAATATAATATCAACTAATCCAAACTGAGCTAAGATATTTACATCTTTACACGCAGGATACTGAACAAAGTTTTGAGTTTGTCTAAAATGCCCAAGCATATATCTTAACTTCATATCACCATCTCCTTAAATATTATTTAGAGGGGAATTACTCCCCTCTATTTCTTAGTAACCAGAACAACAAGGATTTTGTACTATGTATGCTGGTCTTGGACAAGGTTTTAATGAGTCAATTATATTAGCAGATTGAGCTTGTTGTGATACTTGAAGAGTTAAAGCAGTATTCTTATCTCTTAAATCTTGGATAACGTTTAGATGCATCATCTATTATATCTTCAGTTATCATAGATATAAACTGTCCATTAGAGGTCTCTACGACCCTATCAAGATAACCATCTTCAGTCATAACATATTTTATTGCCAGATATTTAGGCTTTTCAAATTTAACTTGTGTTATGCATTGTTCTGGTATATCATTTCCCCACTCTATACTAGAGAATATATCTGGAATAATAAAAGTGTCTTTATTACACTTAGCACATTCTATATGCACACCTATTGGTTTACTATTCCAGTTATCTCTATATATTTGATTGGCATATTGGGGGCTATTAGTAAATACGTTTGATAACTTCATATATCGTAAATCGTCATTCTCGCAATGTTTACATTTAAAAACTACTTTTCCAGATGTATCGTCAATCATATCCAATCCCTTTCCTTATTTTTTCAATTAGCAAACTAGCTCTTTTTTTGGACAAATGAGAAGATATATTATATTTTTCAGCAGTCTTTTTATATCCAAGTCCATAATAGTCAATTAGAAATTTATAATTATCTTCGCCTATTAGGTCTTTTATATCGCACATACTGCATAATAAATCTTCGTTAATCTGGGTATAAGAATTAGATATATTATTCATAGTATCTTCGAGAGCATTATACTCTTCCCATTTTGACTTAGTGTCAATTCTTTTACCATATTTATTAAACCTTAAGCATTTCTTTCTTAATTCATTAATAAATACGTTATTATCTTTTATAATATCGTCATAATGCTCATATAGAACAATATATCCTTCATTTCTTATATCCTCAAAGGTGTTGTCGCTATTGTTAATAATTTGTCTTATGTTTATATTAAATTTCCTAAGAAGTATATCGAGAAGTTCTAGCAACTAGTATCACCTTTCCTCTATAATATATACTGTTTTTTATGTATGTTTTGTGAAACATTTTTACATAATAAAATAGGAGCTAAAAAGCTCCTATTAGAAAAACTTATTAAATTTATTCTTGAAGTCTTCTAGGGCTTTAGATGGTTTAGGTAAACTAATTGAATGCATTTCAACTCCGCTGAATAAGAACATTTCGCATTCATTCATAAAGTTTTTATAATCTTCTAGTACTCCAGATGCCTCCATTTTCTCAAAAGCTCTTGGTGTATCTAATCTTTTATATCTTTTATAAGCACACCATAAAATTAATTTTCTAAATAAGTTAATCATGTTAATCCTCCTTTATATATATTATTTAGTTACTAAATTTTTCTTTGAATAACTTTAGTTCTTCACTAGGCTCATGAATACTAAATACACTTCTTCTAGTTCTAACTTTATATTTACTGTCATTATTGTCCTGCATACTTGCTCTCAATTCTCTAAGTTCAATCATCATATCCACATATTCTTCGGCAAGTGCTGGGTCTTGCCTTTTCATTTGTTCAACTGTAGAGTACGTATCTAGTGGTTTATACTCATTATATTGTGTTTCAACTAAATGTAGATTTATTTCATCTTCAGTTGCTTGTTCTATCCAATCTGGATAAATCCATTTAGGTTTTAACATATCTTCTGGCGGTGCTTTATAAGTTATCTTACCATCTTGATAAACCTCACCATCAGTTAATATACTTAAATCTCCACTTTCACAAACTTCATCTCTAGTCATTTCAACTAGAGTGTCGCCTTGAAGTTTGGGGTATTTAAGTGGCTGGTCTGCTATAACTAAGATGTCGCCTTGTTGCCAGTCTGGAAATATAAATTGTTTTATCATTTCATCTCTAGTTGGCATTACAAAAGGTATTTCTTGCCCATCTTCTGTGTATGTAGGGTATTTATCTAAGTAATCCCCCATAAGTATTGCTTCATTGACTTCATCTGGTCTACCAGATTTTGTGATTAATTTAGTTCCTCTATAATGTATATACATAACTACCCTCCATATTTTATTCCAATTATTCTAAAAATTGCGCAATTTTCCCATTTGTCCTCAGAAGCCCAAGTTTTGCTTCCAGTAGTAATTTTAGCTAACCAATACTTGTTCTCTCCCGTATATATCATATATCTTCGACCTCTAGAGATTGAATATTCAATATCTTCCTTTTTAAATCTGTGACTCCCTACATAATTAGCATCATCATTAGAACCATATACTATAAATTCATCATAATTCTCCCAATTAGATGAAAGTGTAATGGAACCGCTTCCCTGACCTTGGGGTTTATCAAATAGTATTGTTTTCGTAAAGGGTTGTCTTTTGGCTATTTCAATATTAGTAGCCAACACAAAATTACTTGTAACACTTGTATCAGTAGTTGTAAGTTTACACAAATATAATTGTCCTGTAGTTCTATCTACATACCCATTCCCTGCTATTTTTTTTCCTGCGGCTTGGATATAGGTTACTTCTGGAATACCAGCATTTCCTAAAAATAATTTATTATTCGATGTGAATATTTGCTCCCAATTTGTCCATGAAACAGGATTTCCAACACCTCCTTTCTGTGTTCTTACATAATAATTATTATTTATAATTGATTTTATTAACTGTGTCGTATAAGCTTTAGTACCAGTTGCACTAGAAACAGTTAATTCAAAAGCACCCATACTACTCTCAGGAGCATTACTAAATTTATTTGCGTTACTTGTACTTGTATAAAATCCTCTTTCATAGATTGTATTTAAGTCAGTTACAGTTGAGCTATTCCCTATTTGTTTAGCAACAATTTTCCATAAACTCTCATTTATAGCCCCTACTATCTCCTTGCTCCCAGTTTGTAGTCCACTATCTGTCTTATTCTGCTTATCTGTATTAAGTTTCTTCCCCATCTCAGCAGATAGAGCCTTATCAGCTCCCCCTGTTGTGAGGTTGTTGATTACTGCTGTTTTATCTAGCTTTCCTTTTATCTTATCTTCAATTTTCTTTCCAGTATTATAATCTACACTTACAGCTCC